CCCGCCTCTAAATCTTGGAACTGGTGTTTTACCTTGGGTTCAATCCCCAAGTCCGAGAATATGTAAAAAGGAGATCAAACATGGAACACGGTGTAGTTGTTGACGAGAAGAAAGAAAAGTTTACCAATGTTCCACCAGCATTGGAGGGAATTGAATTTGGCGATTATATTGTCATTTCTCAATTTCCAGATACCCATAAGTATACAAAAGAACAGTTGTGGTTAAAAGACATTCGGTTCCGTGCAAAAGAGCTGTTCAGAGTTTGTCTTGCGAACGGAGATCCGATTCCTATTGCAATCAGGCCGGACATTCCTGAAACACATAAGAAGATTCTGCGTGAAAATGGCTACACTGGTGACTTTTCATATCAAAGCATTACTTTCTATGCAGATCAGTGTACGTTTTATGACAAGATTCCTGGCGAAAAGAAAAAGGAAGAAGTAAAAACCTATTCTATTCATCATGAACGGCAGGATCGTAAAATCATTGATGAAATGATCGCAAAGGTGGATCGTGAACGTTTCATCAAGCTCTGCAATATTGCCATGGGTCGTGGTGCAAAGGTAAATGACAAGGTTGTAGACAAGTATCTGGAAGAGTGGGCAAAGGCAAAGTATGACTACTATGTTGCCTTTGGCAATAATCTGGTAATTGCTAAGCCCATCGAGTTCAAGATGGACGATACAGAAATTTCTTCCATGGTCTTTGATCTGTATAAGAAATATCCACGTTATGCGGCAACAATGGAAAAGATTGTGGAGGATGGCGGCGGTATGAAGCCGTTTATTGAAAACGCCATGCCTCGTTCTTCTTTCTTTTCTAAGTATTGCGACAAGAAGATGTATCAGCAGGGCATGAAGGTTTCTAAGTTCTTGAAGGAACTTTATGCAACACCTCGTTCAGATGATGGAAAACTGTCTATCTCTGAACAGTTTGACATTGATTTGTCCGTTGTGATGCAGAACCGCATCATCAAAGGATTTATCAAAATCTCCATTGATCCGTATGATTTTCTGACTTCTGGAACCAATATGCATGGGTGGTCTACTTGTCAGAAGATTTGGGGTTCTATGGCAGGCGGTGTGTTTACATGGCTGACCGACCCAAATGCTCTTGTGGCATATCGTGACAACGGAAAAGACTATGTTTACGACAAGGTTTTTGCAAAGGGTGTTGATGGTCGTGAGGAGTATGATTTCCGGCAGAATTCTTTCACCGGAAACTCAAAGTCTTGGCGGCAGATTATCAACGGTGATGTAAACACCTGTGCGTTCCTGTTTGGCCGTGAATATCCGCAGAATAAGGAAATTTCTGCGGCAACTGATACAGCTCGCGAGCTGTTAGAAGAGGTCATTGGAAAATATCTGGGAATCAATGATTGGGATAATTTTGGTGATTTGAGATATATCCACCAGAATAACTATTTTGGCACTGGTCCCATTTATAAGGATGTTTCACATCATCACTATTCCGACATTGAGAATTTTGAATCTCTGCGTGGTCGTTACAATCTGAAAAAGACATTGATTGCGCCGACTGGCTCAGATAGAGAGAAGATCAAGATTACCGCAGGTGGTCCAACTTATTGCTTAAATTGTGGAAAGAAACTTTCACAGACTAGCAGTTATGTTTTGTGTGGTGATTGTAACGGATGAAAACGACTGATAAGATGATCTCCATGGTGGACTTTGATGGGCTCTTAGAATCCATCAAAGTCACCGCAGAGCGAAATAGTGACATTGATGAATCTGTTGTGCGTCAATATTTAGAGGATTGGGCAGAAGCTAAAAAGGATTTGTTCAAGTTCTTTGGCAATAAGCTCATTATGGAAAAGGAAATCGACCTTGAGATGACAAGAGATGTTGTCGATGGTGAACTTGACAAAATCAAAAAGGCGTTTCCTCAATATGCGGCACAAATGTCAGAGTTCAGTAGCGATGAATATATCAAGAACAAGGTAATTGATGATGATTATGACAGAATCGCAAGAGCTTTGTACCCAAAAGTATATCAACGTGGTATGAAATTGTCAAAAATTCTGTCAACAATTTTCCAAGATGAAAACTTTGATATTGAACTGTCAAAGATTCTTCAAAACAAGACTGTAAAGGGAAAGCTTTGCATTTCTATTCATCCTCTGGACTTTGCAACGATTTCCACAAGCTCTCATAAGTGGAATAGTTGTATGCATATTACAGAGGGTTTCAACAAGTTCGGCGGTTATTCTCTGATGTTAGATCAATGCTCTTTTGTTGTATATCTGGCAACAAGCAACTATATCATCGAGAATAAGTATGGCTCCTTTGAATGGAATAACAAAATTTGGCGACAGATTTTCTATTTGACGCAAAAACATGGTCAGTTGACAAAGGGTCATTATAATGGAACTCCGCCAAAAGACCTTGAAAAGATTGTGTTTGATGCTTTAAACCTTGGCGATGGCTATAAGTTTTTTAGCGACTATCAATATGCGCAAAAAATGGGAGAATTCTACTACAACACTGAGGCATATTCACATTATTTGAAAGAGGGCTTACATTATAAAGCGCCAGAGATGGGTGTAAAAACTCTGCGTTGTGTTGTTTGTGGAAAACCATTCGCAAAACTTGTTGGATATAAAAAATGGCTAACATGTCAAGGTCACTCTGGACATGGAGAAGAGAAGAAATGAAAAACGTAATTCAATTTAGCACATTCAGACCCAGCAAAAGTCTTTGTCTTAGGGTGCAGAAAAAAGTCGGGTTTCATGGAAAACTCGGCTACATTTCTGCTTGGCCAGGAGAACAAAAATATTGCTATAAGCATGGTCATATTCCATTTCATTTTGCAATGATGGGATTCTCTGATATGGCCGTCTACCCTATTGGATTTCATTATAATCGCCATGATTTGGACGATCTCTTGAAGTGTGACGCTATCGCTATTGGTGGCGGAAATACGTTTGAACTTCTCTATATGTTACAGACATGGAACCTGATTCCTGTACTTCATAACTATGCAACAGAAGATGGAATCCTGATGGGTGAATCTGCTGGTGGAATTGTCCAGTGTCCGTCTGCCAGAATTGCTCTGTTTGCAGATGATAACTACTTGGAGTTAGATGATCTGAAATCTCTCAATTTGGTGTCTTATGAAGTAAAGCCGCATTGGGATTTTTGGAAACAAAAGCGTCACCTGTTTTCCAAATATGTGAAAGAAACAGGTGCCCTGTTATATGGTCTTTCTGAGGGTCAGGCAATCTGGGAAACTAGCAATGGCAGAAGATTTTATGGTGGTATGCCAGAGGTTGTTGTATGATTGTGGCATATGTATACAACAACAACCCAAAGAGCAAATTCTTTGGCCAAATTGGTTGGTGCCATCTAAATGCAGAGGGCGGATTACGAATTGCTCCGGTTTACGTCAGATATAAATTTCGTAAAACAATTTATACAAACGCATCGTCATTCCCTGTTATAAGAACGCTTAAAAGAGGTAATAAGATTCTCTACTGCGGCAGATATTATCAAATTATGGGTTTACAAGCTGACGACTATTTTTCTGTCATAAATGATTTAGGCCAAAGATGTAATATCGCCTATTCTGGATTGCTTTCAGAGGACATGGTGCATATGGAATGAAAAAGAGAAAAAGGGTAAATCTCATAGACAGACTTCGCAGGGCAAACCTCCAAATCTGTACAATGTGCAGAGATTATGAAGGCGGGGACTGCACAACATGTGAATGGCGACAACCGATCAATATATTTGGATTTACAGACTATATTGTTTCAGAGGATATTATTGGCGATGGACTTATCATCGAAACAGTATCATCAGGAACGATTTTTCGTTTTCAAGAAAGAATTGTTTGTGTTGTTACAGAAGATTATGTGATGAAAACGGCAGATGTTCCATATTCTGCTGTGGCAGATTTTCTGGATTTGGTTTTTGGCGAAATGGATGAAGAAGAGTGGAATGATTTAGAGGTGTATGACGATGAATAAAATACGAAGCTTGTCGGATTTATTAGTTCCTGGCTACAAATATTCCAGTCCAAGGTTTTGTTGGGCCTTGTCATATTATCTGACACTTCATGGAAAAAAGGTAAAGATGGGTGATACTTCTGTTTACACCTCTAATGAAATCATAGAAGCACAAGAGATGATGATGGACTGTGAAGTTATTTGTCCTGCATTGACACAAGATCAGGTTCGTGTAATTGCGGACATTGGCAAAAAACTGGCTCAATATGGAAATAACAAGACATATTTCACCAGAATTTCAGATGCGGATTATAACATTCTTCATACTGCTGGTGAAGAGTGGTCTGGTGGAAAGATCATGTTCAAGAATGGCAACTATCGCTACATTCTGAATGTGGACAGCAGAGACGGAAGTCATAGTGTTGTTGTAAGAAAACTCGGCCTATGATTGTTAATTTTGTGGAAACAGTCAAAGATGGATGGATTTTTAGAGGGAAAAATGGATTCTTGAAAATATCCTGCGATTGGTTCCGTTCAAAAATGATGGCACCTTCGGATGTTGTTGGCACAAGAATCCTATCATGGGAGATTGAGGATTCCTATGTCAAGCTAAACACATCCAGAGGTGCCATTTTTTGTGTTTTCTGGGGCGCAGAGAGCGTTAAGGTAGAAAGAGGTTGAACATGAAAAATAAGGTTTTAATATTTCTTGCAATTATGGGGCTTTTAGCCTATTGTATTGTACTTTACGCATTTTTTACAAGCAGAAATACGCCAGAGGAGAGCTTATCTTATCTTGGTGTAGAGGTGGTATCGCACACAGAGGACGGTGTGATCTTTGGGACAGTCGATTCTGATGAAACTGTTCTTGTGGAATATAAAACAACAAATCCGGAAAAATATGTAGATGATGCGCCATATTTACTTTCTATGTATGGCGAAGAAATTGCAGTTGTTTGGAAGGCTGTGGGATAAATGCGCCTGAACAATATATTGACAACGATTTGCGGCTATAGAATATGTGGTGACTGGTGCCCATTTCTTTCTAATGTACGTTGCGAAATATCAGAGAAATCATCCGAGGAAATAGTGATCGCATTTGAAAATTTTATTCGTGCTCATCCGGACGCAATTACAAAGGATTTCGACTGGACAGAATATGAACAGTTCCGTTCAAAACTCGTCTGTGCTATGGAGTAAATGTTATGGAACCTCTGATCGTTTTTCTTATATCTTCAACATGTTGTGTTTTGATTACAGGCACAATATATAGAACAAAGTATAGCCGTATTACAAAGAGTATCTCTTTTAAAGAGTTTGTTTCTATGTGCGAAAAATCTCCAGAAAATTTTACATTCTATGCTACATGCGTTGTGGATAATCTAACAAACATATGCGTCCAATTCAATTTGTTTGACACTATCAGAATGAACATATATTACGCAAAGTATAAGAGAAAAAAGAAAGATGCCAAGAGTTTGGAATATGCAAAAATCCTGAGAAATTCAAGAAAAAATTCTTGACAAAACATATCTCCATCTGCTATAATATAAGTATAGAAGGAGGTATAGGTGTGTTTACATTAGGTGAAATAAAAACTGCAAAAAGACTCATGTGTGTGTATGGCGACAATGCAAAGATTGTTCCATGCACACAATCTTTAATTCTAGTTTGTGAAAATGGTAACAGTGTTCCTCTGTCAACCGCTATGTTTCCAACTGTATACCATATGGGAATTCAAGTCAGGCTTGGTGATATTCGATGAAGAACTATGTAGCCGCATTTCGTGAAATTTGCAAATTTTGCCTCTGTGATAATTGCAAGATGTATGACGCTTGTATAAATTATCCTGGACGAATTAGCGCATGGTCAGAAGATATGGTAAATAAGGTTATTGAAGATATACGTGCCAACGGAACAGAGGAAGAATTAAAAGTTCTTGAAAAGTATAGTCTTGATAGTATCAAAATGGAGTAAAGTATGAACAGATATGAAGTTGTAGATGTTCTGGAAAAGATGTGTGGGTTATTCACCAGTTGTACCATGATGTGCCCGATGTATACCATGAATTCAGAGACGTGTTCTTTTTCGGAGCTTTCAGATAGAGACCTGGAATTTGTAGTAGAAGCTGTTATGGAATCTTCTCTGGACGACGTAAAAAGTAGGTTGATGGAAACATGTGGAATTGCAATGGAGTAGAAAACGAACTCAGAAAAACAATTATTCGCATATGTGATAAATATGAAGATTGTGACGACTGCCCACTGTCAGATTGTCCAGTCGAATATTGTAGCTTCAGCAATCATGGTATGGATAAACTTGTCGAAATTGCAAAAATATTTGTAGACAGCAGGAATGAATATGGACATATGCTTGAAAAGCTGAAAATGTTCTGTGTGACTGAAATGGAGTAATAAATATGTTTGTGAAAAGCGAATGGACTGATTTTGCATCAGCGAAAATCATTGCGGACATGATGGATGGATTTGTAGAAAGCAACAGTGAAGGGAAGTTTCGTGCAATCTATGAATTTTTTTTGGGTGCCGTATGAAAGAGTTATACGATGTTCTTATCTGTGTCTATGAGGCAAAACAGTTCTTTGAAGAAAGTCAGACACCAGTAGATGGATATGTATTGGAATATTTTACAGCAATGATGAAAGAGGACTGCAACAACCTCGGAATAGACTATAAACCATACTATGATCTTCTTGGTGAAAAGACACCTAGAGAGGTATTAACGCTCTTTATGAAAAAGAGCGTATAGTGCGGTGAAAGAGAATGGAATTAGCATATAAATTTTGCATTTATCCAACAAAAGAACAAGAAAAGATAATACAAAATACATTTGGATGTTGTCGTTTTGTATATAATTACTTTTTGCATGAGCGAATAAGTAAATATAAAGAAACTGGAAAATCTCCAACAAGATTTCAACAAGATAAAGAGTTAACACTTTTGAAGAAAAAATTTGCATGGTTGAAATCAGCAGATTCGTCTGCTCTGCAAGAGTCTTTGCACAACCTAGATGATGCTTATAAAAACTTTTTTAGAAGTATAAAAAGTGGTATCTATGGTGGTTATCCAAAGTTCAAAAGCAAGCATAATCATAGACAATCATATAGAAGTAACTGGAAGTTTAATAACATAAGAATATCACAAAATAAAATTCGCTTGCCAAAACTTGGATTTGTAAAATGTAAAATTTCTAAAAATGTTAAAGGAAGAATTTTATTTGTTGTTGTATCACAAAATCCAAGTAGAAAATATTTTGTGTCTATATGTTGCACAGATATAGAGTGTAAACCGCTACAAAAAACAGGTATGTCTGTTGGCATTGATATGGGAATCAAATCGTTTGCGGTATTGTCAAATGGTGTTGAATATAAAAATTATAAATTTTTTGAAAATAGCCAGAAGAAACTTGCTCGTCTCCAGCGGCAACTCTCCCGAAAATCAAAGGGGAGCAACCGCAGAGAAAAGGCTCGTGTAAGGGTAGCAAGGCTATATGAGCATATTGCAAATCAAAGAAATGACTATTCACAAAAGCTATCAACAGATTTAATTCGCAAATATGACATAATTTGTCTTGAAGGATTAAATGTTCAGGATATGCTTAAAAACCATAGACTTGCAAAACATATCTCTGACACAGGATGGGGAAATTTTCGTCAACAGCTGATATACAAAGCCAACTGGTATGGAAAACAGGTTGTTGTTGTGGACAGATTTTTCCCATCTAGTCAAATTTGTTCTAATTGTGGCTACCAGTTTGAAATGGTAAAAGATTTGTCTGTAAGAGACTGGACGTGCCCTATCTGTGGTGCTTTCCACAACAGAGACATAAATGCTGCAAAGAACATTTTGAACGAGGGGTTGCGCCTGTTAGCGTAACCATTGCACGGTAGGGCGGGACACGTCCGAACCTATACGCTCGGGGAGACTATGTAAGACCAGTTTCTGGCAACGGTCAGTGAACCGAGAATTTTAACCTATTGTTAAAAGTGTCAACATATAATTGTGAACTCCGTATGAACATTCTGTAAACAAACTGTGAACAAATTGTAAAAAGTTTGTGAACAACCGAGGTGGTAGCATGAAAGTTGGCGATATGGTAAACATTCGTCCAAACAAGGATTATATACCTTTGATACAAAGCCTGCTGAAAGAAAAAGGCCCATGTACAAGAATCACGAAAAAGAATGGTGACATATACTTTGTAGAGCTAGACCAAGGCGTACACGGTTGGCCGTCCAGATATTTGATGGAATTGTGTGATATGGAGTGATCGTATGAGAGTGGGGCAAAGGGTTCGTGTCAGAGGAGACCTCAAGGCGGAGAATCGTTATCCTGGCGTTGTTCCACCTATGCGAAAACTCTGTGGAAAGGTTGCAACCATCACAGAGAGGTGGAGCGAATGTGGTGGAATCTATCTCTATTATCTCGATATTGACAAGTCAAAATATGTGTGGACAGATTGGATGTTGGTGAAACTATGAGAACGGATATGTTTGCCGGTATGATAAGGCAAGTTTGTAGGCAATATGATGATTGTGACAACTGTGTTGTAAAAAGATATTGCAGGGGATTAAACGGAAAGTTTGCTGATGTATTTGTAATTATTCAAACTGATATTATGCGGCATATTATGGAACATGGAACGCCAGAAGAAATACAGATTGTAAATGATTATGGTTGTCTGGAGTGTAACATGGAATGACTGATGGTGAATTCTTGCGACTTATTGACACTATCTGTTTTGGCTTTGATTGTCAAGATTGCAAAATAAGAAAATTTTGTGTGGAGCTTGATGGGCTTCCATACAAGCAAGACGCAAACACAGTTATAAACCACCTGCTTATATATGGCGGAAAGAAAGAAAGAGATATTCTAAGAAGGCTTGGAATCCCTTTTGAAGATTGTAACATGGAGTAACCAATATGATATCTGCCGGTGATAGAATCTTAATCAGACACGATCTTGGGCGAAAAGAGTTTGCCCAAAGATGGCCAGGCGTTGCCCCAGAAATGGCCGATTTTGCTGGGAAGTATGTGACAGTTGATCGTGTTCATGAAGATTGGTTTTATGTCTGCGAAACTGGATTGTTTTATTTATGGGCAGAGTGGATGATCGAAGATGGGAGTTGTGACATGGAATGATAAAGCCAGGCGATAAAATTCTACTTAAAAATGTGCCACCAAAAGAGCATGACAGATATCCAGTCATTGTTCATGGTATGGTAAAATATCTTGGCAAGTCGGTTACAGTTGCAAGCATTGATGACCTGGATAAAGAAATACCGGAAGATACGATATTTTCTATTGAAGAAGACGACGGAGAATATTCGTGGTGCCTATGGATGGTTGACAACAAGAGGGAGGTCTTAATGGAATGAAGGGATTAAGTCCTGGCGATCTTGTTCTATTAAAGAAAGTATCACCAAAAGAATATAAGGTGTGGCCTACCATCGTTGACTATATGGAGCCATTTTTAGGTCTTGTTGTCACAGTTGCAAAAAGCAGACTTGGCGACCCAGACACAACCTTTCGCATTATGGAAGATAAGGGAAGGTTTTTGTGGTCATATTGGATGATTGAAAAGAGGATTTCAAACGATGAAATTATATGTTGGACAGAAGGTCGTCATTAAAAACATACCAAGAAATCAGTGGCTTAACCACCCATATGTAAGTTCTGAAATGGAAAAATATTTCGGAAAGATAGTTACCATTGACGACCTTCGTTCATATAACATCTTTTGCATCAAAGAAGATGGCCATCGCTTCATGTGGGCAGATTGGATGGTAGAAGAGAACTGCTCGATGGAATAAATTTTGTAAATTTTTCTTGACAAAATATATCTCCGTGTGATATGATAGTATCATGAAGGAGGTTGATGGTATGAAGAAAGCTGTCAAGAAAGAATCTGTTATCATTGGGCAGGCGTATGTGCGCAATAATAAGATTGTAGTTGTAGTGTCCGACTATGTGGAGGATGCTGTACTCAATCGCACATTCATGAAAACCAAGAAACCTATTTTGAAGTCTGTTGTCCATGGTAAATTTGTATGCTTCCCGTGGGCGCAAGAGGCAAAGCCAGGAGATGTTGTGTCTGTTCTTGATCTGGATGAAAATGACAAGGAAACCATCCGGAGAGAGATTCAAAAGGAAGTAGAAATGCATCTGGCAGAGCTGGAAAGGTTGAAGATGATTTTATGAAAATTGATGCCATTGAAATGCGCACATTAGCGCAAAATACCGACAAGACAAGAGCAGAGGCCGTTATAATTGTCCGGTCTGTCTTTCGTTATCTGGCAAATGATTTTCACTATGCTGGCGATCAAGAAGTGCTCGTTCCTGTCACCTGCGCCCCCAACTATGGAGACGAGGTGGTAGAGACCTTAATCGACTATGGCATCAGACCAAGTGGAGGCAGTTTTATAGTGTCATATCCGTACCAGATTCTGGTGCAGATCATGAACTCGGCGGCAATGGGAAGAACAGAAGCCTATATCACAGATGGTGTTTGCGTGATTCCTGTTGTCAAGCAAATGCTGGAGAACAGGGGATTTACAGTCAGAGAAGAATCCACTGGGCTCCATGGCGGAAAATATGCAATTATTTCTTGGAAAATTTAATGTGAAACTCTTGACAAACCATATCTTTGTGTGCTATAATAATAGTATAGAAAGAAAGGGGTGTTGTACAATGTATACAACTATTCAAGAGGCACATGAAATTTTTCGTGGCATTTCAGAAAACAAGATGTTTTTTATTCTGGAAGAGATCGGCGGAAAGGTCATGATGGGAACTGCAAGTGATCTTGTGAATCTTATCAATGCAGACGGAGATAATGTGCGCCATGTTCCTGTTGATGAAAATGATGTAGAGGCGTGGGCGATTATCGAGGAGGCGTACAACTATGATGTATAAGTATATCGGATTCCTCCGCACGGATGCACGTGGAATTACCTTACGTCCGCATCAGGTTTTAACAGGCGATGCGCGTATGTGGAGCCTTGCGAATCCTGTACGTGTATCAAACCACAGCTTGACCATCAAACAGTTAATGGATAGGCGGATCGTGGTCTATGAGACTTCCACAAAGTACAGCGGTGACATTGTTGTACTGGAAGCGAATAACTTCAACAAAAGCGATAAGAGCGAATTTACAACATGGGCAAATCATCGGATTAGCAAGCTGATGGAATCCGGCAGAAACGATGAAGAGGTTAACGACTTGCGCAGTTTAACAGTGGCATTACAGCAGGTCAAGCAAGTGGATATGTCGCTGGAAGATATTTTGTCTATCATACAGGAGGTTTAATGATGACAGCGGAAGAACTGTGGGACGAATGTAAACCATATATCAGAATGGCTATCACGTCCAGAGATAACTGGGACAGCTATGACTATCTTGACGTTGTTAAACTTCTGTATGACAACATCATTGATATCAAGGTCAATGAAGTCGAAGAGATCGACAAGAGCGAAAACCATGGCCCCATTGTGTATCTGGTACCTCTCAGTAAGGAAGAAAAGGGGTATCTGATAACCTATCTGCATCCCAGCAATGACACTCTGCAAAAGATGCGGGAAAACAAGATCGGCGTTGCAGACGAAGAATGTGTTGATGGCCTCGTGGAACTTTGCAGAAAGATATTTTTGAACACGGTTTGGCCGTATCAGTGGAGGGAATAATCATGTGGTGTGTAGGCGGAAGGGTCGTCTTTAAGGACGGCTATATGTGCATTGAAGCAGCAGAGATCAGGGAAGCAAACTCTTTGAAGGATGTGCCAAAAGACGGCGTGGAATACCTCCACATGCTGACGGAGTATGAACCCTATCGTGGTCAGATTATCCGCTATAAGCCCATTGACACCAAGATCATGTGTGACTATATTGAACACCGTACCAAGGTCATCCGTGGGTTTGTGGATGCGTTAGACAGCGTGCTCATCGGATTCTCGGAAGTCATCAAAGATTTAGATGATGCCGCAACAGAATTTAAAAAGGTGGTAAAATAATATGTATAACATCGAAGAGCGTTGCGCAGAGCTAAAAGCCCTTGCAGGTGAAATAGAAGAGGCTGTAAAAGGCATCAAAGCAGAATATGCGTCCACGACAAAGCACAGCACGTGGAAAATGTCCACAACAGATTTTCCCTATCCCAGAACCTATGCTGTATGTAGGCGTTGTGGTGAAGAAGTTACATTCGTCGGCAAGATGTATTATGTGGACTTGCCAAACTTCTGCCAGAACTGTGGAACACCTATGAACAAGGAAGCGTTGGAGATTCTAAGGAGACGGTATGAGAGCAAGATGGAAAATTAAGTGGGAAGATCGTCCCATCAAAAGAACATTTGCAACCTGTTCAAAATGCGGTAAGGAAGAAATCTTCACCGGTGATCTAGGTTATGCAGACCTGCCAAATTTCTGTGCGGAATGTGGCAGGCCCATGAATGACAAGGCCGTAAAGACCATGGTTCAATGGATGCGTGAAGAGCACATGGACTATCGCATAGAAGTCAGAAAAGCGTATGAAGACATGCAGAGAGCGGATAGAGATCGTGAAAAGGCGGAAATGGCATACAATGCGGCTAGAACAAGATATGAAAAATATCAAGAGCTGATAAGTGATGCGGAGAGACAAGATGTATGTGAATCGTGAAGATGTGATTGCCATCATAGAACGCCAGCAGAAGGAACTGTGTCCCTATGGATGCTATGGCAGAAGCTATGCAAGAGACAGAGACACATGGGACGCATGGCAAGAGATCATCGACGAGATCAACAGATTAGAGGGTTTTTCCAAAAATACCCCACCTTTGTAAGCGGTCAAAAGCCCTGAAAACCTTGTGCGCCAGTGGTTGTAAGTGCAAAATACCCTGTTTTGACGTGTTTTGTTGTCAAGTCGCTTGTGTTTGGCTCGACACGACACCCCAATGCCTGTGAGAAGCTCGTAAAACAAAATGGCTATGATTACCTATATAGACATATATACAGTATATAGCAGAGACTGGTATCAGGCTGTAAAAGGTTCTTGGGATTCAGCCGCCAGGGAGGGCTATGCGTGAGAGCCGAAGCGCAGACAGCGAACACAAGAAACAACGCACACAACAAAAAATTGCACGACTGTAATCAGTTTTCTTTATATTATGCGAAAACCGCATAAGCCCTTGTGCCCCAAGGCTTTCAGGGTTTTACAAACCAAAAAAAATACAGCAAAAAAGCAAAAAATCTGTGGCAAAAACAAGAAAAACTATGGTGAAAAAACAAAAAATCTACAGCGAAAAACTGTGGAAAGTGTTGTTGTGTAGAAGACACTTCTATGTAGGTGTCCACCAGTGACGGACACTCAAAGAGCAAAAGTGAGGCAAAATCCCGGGAAAACACCCAAAATGTCCACCAGTGACGGACAAAAAGTGTTTTTCCCTATATATAGGGAAATGACACCTGTATAAAAAGTGTTTCCCTCTATATATGCAGAAGTGACACTTTATGCAAAGTGTTTTCCCCTATAACACTTTCGGTGATAGGAGACAAGATATGGACTATGATTTATATATGAAGCGGCTGACAAGCCGTGTCAATAAGAGCAAGTATACAGTACCAGTTGCCATTGATTTTGGTAACGTTCCTGTGTTCCTGCTAGGTAAAAACAATGCAAAGCGAATTCCTGTTCCGTTTACAGAATATGAACTGGATGGCATGGTAGACATGGCAGGCAACTTTGATGTAGTGTATCAGAACACCATCTTAGAGCTTGTGTATGATGTGCGCCATTGTCTTTCTACTGCGGACAAAAAGATGCGTCGTGATTGGGTGGCAGAAGGACACCGGCGAAAGGAATCGCTGAACTATACAACGGAGGAAGCAGTAAAACTGCTAGTAGGATAATGCTAAACAATGTATTGTTGACCATAGATGGTCTTGTAATCCTTGCGGCACTGTATATAACGAACTTCCAGCCGGTTCTAATGGCGATAGCTATTGTGTATGCCATTGTAGCTGTCTACTACCTAAAGACAAAAGACAGCTATTGAATGGCCACACAAACAATTCTTTGGTTAAAGTCAGGCTATTGTAATATAACGGTTTGTTAACGTCAAACCGTTGCAATATAGGGCGTTGGTTAAACTTCGTTCTTTGCAATATAGGGCATTGGTTAAACTTCGCAGGCTGGAATATAGGGGTTTGTACCTGGAAATTCCGGCGGAAATCTGCCGAAAGCCGCTGGTCTTCTGGCTGGCACTTTACACAAAAGACTGGCCATATTTTCTCTGTTTTGCACAAATGCCCCAAAAAGTTGCGAAAACGCTTATTTGTGCAAACTGTAAAAAGTTTTGGACTATTTACTGTTAAAACTTGACAAAACATATACTGGTATGGTATACTATATATATAGGGGGAAAGGAAAGCGAATTTCTTTTTAATAGGTGGCTTGTACACCTTATATATATAATGTATAGATCATCATCATCCAGAGGGGAAAACGGCTGAAACCATTGCGCCGCAACGGATAGAAAAATTTTTCAAAAAAAATGAAAAAATGCTTGACAAAACATATTTCCATATGCTATCATACAATCAAGCTAGTAGTTTAGCGGCACCTTGTAAACTGAATCAAATACATATAGAAAGAGGGTGTACCAATGCCTTTCGTATGGATTGCGCTAATCTGTGTAGGCACTCTGGCCTTGTGTGTGCGCCTAGACAGATTCACCAACTAACCATCCGGCGGTCAACAATCCACGCCATAAATCATGGATTGACTCGGCCACATAAAACCCCGTGGCCAGTGTAGATGGGGGCTATTAAATGAAAGAGAGCAAAGTACAATGATGAACATGAAAGAAATCGGAATGACCAACACCGGCGCAAGCGTGGTAGAAATCTCTATCGCTGATCTTCAGACCGCCGAACTCCCCACTATCCAGGCCGTACGTGGTACGGTGTGGGCGGTAGAACAGAAAGCTCAGCTTGTTCTTGATTACAAGGCTGGCAAGTATGTTCCGCCGATTACCCTGGTCCAGTCCATGGATGAAGATGATAATCCCGTGTTTTCTCTGATCGACGGGCAACAGCGCATGAACACTCTAACAGAGGCCGTTGACAAGGGTCTGATTGACCCGGAAAGCCCCGTCCTTTGTGTGGTCATTGACGGTGACGCCAACACCTATTTTCATCGGCTTAATGTGGGCATACCCGTTGGCAAGGCTATCGTGTCCAGCGTCAACCTCGGTTCTGCTGGCGAGACTGTTCTCAAGCTGGCACAACACCCGATCTGGTCTAACATGGGGTTGAGCAACCTGCAAAAGCAGAGGGGCGCACATGCCGACATGGCATTAGCTATCCTTGCTATCTGTGGCGGGTGGACTGATGTTGAGTCCACCAGCAAGGCCGCTATTACGTTCGTAAAGGATAACAGAGAGGTTTGTGAAGCGGCCTATCAGAGAGCCTATGACCTGCTAACCGACACGGACAACGCTTCTAAGGCATATCGGGATTACGTTTCCAAGCATGGCAAGAGCAATAAAGCTACCACAACCGCCCGCCGTGTACTGTCTGATCTGCGTAAAAAGAACCTGCTCTACACCGTTGTAGACGGTATTGTGAATGGGGCTATTGACCCGCAGAGGGCACTTGCTACTCTGACATTCCGCGATCGTCTAGAAGAGCCTTTAAAGTACACCTATGAAGTCAACGGTAAAGAGCGAAAAGCCGTTGCCAAATGGACGGTTGGCGGTGGTTCCAGCGGTAGCAATACCGACTTTGTACAGCGTCAACGGGTTTTCGCCAATGTGGCCGCCGGACTTTCCGATGCCGATTTGATGAATGGCCTTGTAGATGAAGTCAAGACCCCTGTTGCCGAAACCGACGTCGATACGGCCGCTGTAGCCGCTCTAATGGGGGGTATGTAACCTATGTTCCCCAACTTGACACATGATCAAGCCAAAACACTGGCTAAACTAATCATCTCTGATTTTCGCCGTGCCTACCACCTGCAAACGGGATTGACCATCAAGACGGCAGATGGTACCACTTACAAGCCATCCCGCATGACCGATGTTGACATTATCCGCTATACACTTTCCGTTTGGGACACATGCCCCAAGTACGCCGTCACCATGTTAGACCGTACAGCAAACTACTATGCAGACCATGCAGACATTGCAGAACTATGTAAACTATGTGCAGACCAGATCAGGGCAACGCATCCGGAAGTAGCCTAACGCAAGCGGGGGACCCCTAGCCGGGGTCCCCATCCGCTCTCGGCAGATTGCACAAGGCGGGGGCGTGGTTTTTGATTTCGTCATTTTGCACAAATTTATAGGGGGCGTAGGCTATTTCATTCACGCACTGTTGAAATTTTCACATTAAGGTCATTCACGCACTGTTATCGTATTTTTTTTCATTCACGCACTGTTGTTATTGTAGTTTTGGCTGAATTGGTTGTCATTGGTAGATGTTGGCGCATAGGCGGAGCAAAAGAAAAGGGCTGTGAAGCGTTTGCTTCACAGCCCTCATTTCGTATATAGACATAGTTATCCTCATAGATGTTTTTTATCTATGTAGCTATTGTGTCTCTTCTTTCTTCTATAGGTGTTATACCTGTATAGGTCTATTTAGGGATATTCATTTTGTCTTACCGCCACATTGTTAAATTTTTATCTTTATCACCTTGCCGCATTTCTTACACATATACACTCGTCTTGCCCTGTATGGTCGTTTGCTGTCATCGTTCTCATAGATTTCCGCATCACATACGTGGATATAGTCATGCGTACAGAATATTTTCTTAATCCACTCAATCATCGGTATTGTTATTTACATCCGTTGTCCTTTGTCTCCCAGCAAGCGAACAGAAACTTCAAAAACAAAAGCACGATAAGTTCCATGATTTTTTCCTCCTTATACTGGCCACTTGTAGCCAAAATCTTTTCTCTTTATTTTTGCAACCGGTTCATCAAACCAGAATACAATGCCTTCTATGATGTGGTCTTCTAAATACTTCTTGATACCGTCAAATGTTCTTTCTACTTGAATGACTTCTTTTCCATGTGGCATAAGGATATCCTTCTCTAGCCGGTATGGATTTCCCTGAAAATGTGGGCCAACCGCTTCATAGGTGCCGTCGTTTACATCACTATTGTTGTACGCCTGCACAAACCATTGATCTGCCTTTGTGTCCTCTACTTTGACCCAGTGTGGCCAATGTCCTGTAATCGGGTCTGGTTCACAGCATTGGATTGCATCTTTCGGAATCTTACGTCCTGGTTTTGCGTCGAATCGTTTGTAGAACGTGCCGCCGATGATGGCACAGCACGACCCATCAATTTTCACCGTTGCTGTTGCTTGGTATAGGATATTTTCCATTCCAGGTGCTATTTTTCCAGTCAGGTGAAATTCTCTTGGACCTGTAATATTGTTGGTATCTTTTTCATATAGCATATCCTTTCTCTTATCTTCTAATTATATTATACCACACAAAGATATGTTTTGTCAAGTATTATTTAGTGTTTGAGGCGGGGTTTTACTCCCGCCTCTTTTAGTATATGGCTAACACATTCCAAATTCCTTTTGCAAAGGAAAGTGCTTGTTGTCCAGCATTTGAATCTACATAAAATTGAATACTGTTTCCATTGGTTCTCACGTGTATGCCAACATTTGCGTTGTTATTCCAGTATGTTACAAAGTTATACCATGTATAATTTGACATATCTTTTGTACACAGCCAAGCACCATAATTTTGATTGCTATAGATACTGATGCTATAAACCGTATCTTTGGCAGTATCTCCTGCGTTGTTGAGCCATCTGATTGCCTTTGGAAGCATTTTAAAAGTGATACTGCATGGACTTGTTGACGTTGATACTCCTGTGCCAACATAGGTTACAACTTCTGGATAGAAATTCCACATGTTATCTATCGTAATGCGCTTATAATAGTAATTGCCTTGATAACCGTCTGCTGGATATGCGCCGATATCAGATGAAGTAACCCATGTTCTGGAGATACGCATAACTTGTACCGTGCATTGTGATCCATATATTTGCAGATAACTAGACGATGTTGAAATGGTTTGCTGAGTAGTGGTTCTAATATAACCGTTGATTGCTGGTGCATATACATACACATTAGCCGGAATAGTTGTAGTCGTTGGCCATGTGATGGACGTAGGATTATTCATTTGTGCAACGCCATTTGTGACAGTAAACGATGTGCAGTATTGTATTGTAGCTGGATTTGTAGTGGCCATAATAGATAGAGTGTTTTGTGTTTCGCTTTGTGAAATCCCAACCGTCTGATTATGTCGTTCCCATTTGTAGTTCGTCGTATATGGTGCAAACAGGTTTATTGTATCTGCGTTCATTTGCTGAAGCATTTCTCCAAGGCTCATATCGACAGTTCCACCAATGTTTTCTGCTTCTTGTTGTGTGATATTCAATGATTCAAGCGCATTGGAAATGTCATTCAAATTTGATGCATTGACCGGGGGGGGGCATCATTGCTCCACCCCGGATTTGTGTAGTTGTGCTTTGTGTAAGCCATATAAATTCTCCTTACGTTGGAGTTGATGAAGTTTTTACATATGCGTATGTATTTTTTAGAGAGATTTCTGGTAAACATGGCGCAGATAGTTTGGCATTATAGAGAACGCCTTCCATTGGGTGCCCAAGTATTGTAACAGCATGAAATGCAGTTGTTGTGTATTGTCTATTCAGGACTTGTTGTAAGGAGTTGGCTCCGGTGCCGGGCTTTTTTAGAAATACATATACGTTGTCACCATTATTACTTTGATTGCCGCCAACAACAATGTAGTTGTCAAGGTTATATATGTAGCCAACCGTAAGGTTTACATTAAAGATTCTGAACGATTCATCACAGCAATTTAATTTAATTTGGTTGCCGTCTAAATAACATACGCTGTCCTCAGATACCGGAAAGTTTGCATAATTCGCAACCACTCGACTATTTGCCCATGAGGAGTATGTGCCAAGACCGCTCAATGTTGACGCTTTTGATACCCACGTTTCATTTTTATTGGACCATGTTACAAACGACCAATAGTTTCCCTGATAGTAGCAGATTGCAGAACTTGTGATATAGTTTCCACCCGTTATGTTTGGCGTAATCTTCTTAAAGTTCCACGACACACAATCTGTGCTCCACCACATGTATAGCGGGCGCACCGTATTGACGCTATTTTCATATTGAACCGTTGTCACAATGTAGGTGCCGTTTATATATTGGAGATTCAGATATAACGTGGTCATATTGTCGATTGCATCTGTTGGAAGCTGGACGCATTTCCACGAGCTAAGATCATCTACTGTATCTGTATAGCACACATATACGGAATACATTGGTGATAATGTACTCCCGAACGTTCCAACAACCCATACATACTTTCCACCAAAATATCCCCAGCAAAACTCTTGTTTATTGTTCTGCCAGCTTTGCATTTGTACTGCTCTTGGTGCAACAAGCTGTCTTGTCTCTTGTCTTGATGTACTCAAGTATTTTGACACATTGATGGATAAATTTTGGTTAGATGTTCCTTGTGACTCGATTCTATAGACATATGGTATGACCGAAAAGCCAAAGTTTTGACCACTATATGATATTTCACTGTCCATCGGAAGCCAAGCTTTGTGTTGCAACTCGTAAAATGAATTGTTGTTTGTTACAAGTTGGCCATTTGCTAACGTCCATGTACTGTCAAGATCAGTTCTCGATGTAATAAATACATCCCCAACCTTGTAGTTGCCCATCTCGTTGATATCTTCAATGTTTTTTTCTGCGCCCACAATAGAATCCGATATTGCGTTTAATTCAGCCGCATTGAGTGGGGGGGGGCATTATCCTTCCACCCTGGATTCACATATTTACCATTCGTAATTGGCATACTAATCCTCCGTTTTTATATAAGCATAAGCTCCTGTCATAGTAATCTCCGGATAACAGGTCGTTGATATATCTGTATAATCAATGATAAGCATATCCATATTTTCGCCGACAACAGACAGTATATTATTACTTTCTCCAATACTTTCCAGTTGATAACCAATTCCAGATGTAAGATTCCAACAAGCAAGGCTGTTCTGATTACCTTGATATACAACAAAGTAATTTTGTATATATACGCAATTACCACCAGAATTCCAAAGAGTTTCTTCTGTCATGGTCTCGAAATCCATTCGATAGCTGTTGTTGGTAAACCAATACAAATAGCGTCCGTCTAGTGATCTCTGGCAATACATATTATTTGGAATGACGAATCCGTTGATGTTAATTGGATTATCTTTAGACTGAGTAAGTCCGCTAATGGTTGGAGATTTGATGTAATAGGTTTTCCATACATTTGAAACATAATCTCTAAACAAGAGATAATAGTTCCCGTTGTAGTAGTTTATATATGTGCTTGGATGAATACTGGTTCCATCGGAAGTAAATGTAATTGTCTTTTTTGTCAAATTATCAATCCGTGATCCATACCAGATATACATGTTGATGGTAGCCGCCGTTACATTGTTTGTAACTGCAATCACATATTGCCCGTTTTCATAAAAGAGATACGGACTGGTCATATTGGCTTCTGAGTGCAGTAAAACAGTTTTATATGTGTTTGCATCAAGATCGTCTGTATAGAGCAGATAGGTGTCTTTTCCGCCTACTACACACCAAGTCGCATAGATTCCATTTGTATAGGTTGGCAAATTTGTATTATTTTGTGCAAATGAGTAATATACGGTTACACTACTTGGTGCAAATGATGCAACCGTCTTTGTATTTATTGTGGCATTTTTGAAATCTCTTTTTTGTACTGTAATGTTGCCATCACGCATAGACCAGTAGTATAGATACGTACCGTCAGTAAATTGCGAGTTTGTAATTCTTATACTATCCGTTTTATCCACCCATTTTTCACCTGGAATCCACAGTTTTCTTAAATCTTCATATAGCGGTGAATCCGTTGGAGCTATATCTCCGTTACACAGTGTCCATTTGTCGTCTAAATCTGCTCTTGTTGTTATCAGTACGTCGCCTTTTTTGTAGTTCTCGTCAAAAATATCTTGATTGTCTAACTTTTCCAGAGTATTACTAATATCGTTTAAGTTAGATGCGTTTACTGGGGGGGGGCATTGTCCGCCCATACAGGATTTTTATACTTACCGTTTACAATAGGCATTTAATCCACCAAACTTTCCTCGATACCAGAATTGATGCAATCAGTCATTTCGTCAACCGTCATGACTTCGCTTCTCTCAACTCTCCCATCGTCAACTTTTACATACACATGATTCCCGTCGGAATCAATCCTTTCCACATACCCAGCTCTGGGCGGAAGAATAGGCTTCAAAACTTCATCAACTCCATCAATTTAGTTCCTGTCCGCAGAACGGACAATGAGTAATTTCTACTCGGTCAGTTGCTACTAAGTAATTTTTATCAGAATGTTCCAAGTAGGTGTCTTTGCATAGCTCTACTTGTACATCGACACCCAAAGGAACAATGATTAAAGGATAGCAAAATTTACACATTATTTTTTTTTAGCCAAATGCTACAAAGTTATACTGCCACGAATTTTCATTTGGAAACCATTCATCTGCGCCGGAGTATTGTCCCACAGAAATGGTAACGCTGCTAGAACTAAATGTTACCTTGTTATCGGTTGCGTTTATATTTCCTGCCGCAAAGAAAAACCGATATCCCTGGAGATTGGATGACCAATTATTTCCGGAAGCATAGGATATCATAATTGCTTGTGGCAAAAATCTGAGTCCGCCAATGGTAACAGAAAATTGTCCGTTTCCCACATAAGTTGTTTTATAAATTCTGCAATTATAGGTTAATTGACTATTGATACTGTTGATAGATTGTATCAGCTTCAAAAACGCATCATTTGGGAGTTTGTCAGCAGAAAACCCATAGGCTTGCAATGTCTGTGCTGTAATTACTTCATTTTTCGTATAGTAATTATTTGGTATTGCGGCAATCGTGTCACATATAGCTTGCAGCTCCGATGAATTCAGTGGGGGGGGGCATTGTTATTCCATGTCGGTGCCACATATTTTCCATCTTGAATTGGCATATTTACTCTCCTTTAGATAGATTCGTCGATACCCGCTGTAATAGCGTCTGCCATAAAAACAATCGCTTCGTTGTTATCCAGCGGGTCATATTCGGTGGGTTCAGGGACGGTTTTCTTCCACTCTTCCCACTCCTCAACACGAGGTTCAATGGTATAACCGTCATCTGTTTCGACAAAGTTGACAAAACCATTGTACTCACAGTAGGTAGGCAAATCTTCATCCTTTAGGGGGAACGAATCCTCGAACTCGTTCCCCTGTGGATTGGGATAAGCACCACACTCGTTAGGTGTTTTACTTACATACCACATAGTTTTCTCCTTAAATTGCTAATTCTACGCCTTCACTTACATAGTTGGCAAACATTTCCTGCGAAATGTAGTTTTGCTCGATGTTCTCAACACGCTCCACCAGCTCTATGGTGTGATTCGGATCATATTTCTTTCCAATCTCTGCGCCTTCATATGATGGAACAGCGTTGAATTCCTTTGCAATTTCATCGTTTTCACACACAATGATATTTTCAATGATTCCGTCTTTTACAACAAGATAATCCATCACACCACCGCCTTTCTAATGATGATAATACCAGATTTTCCTGCACCGCTGGAACACGTTACGTTGCCAACGGTAGTACTAACAATGTTTCCAGGTCCACCACCAGAACCCCATGTTATTCCGTTGATTCCATATTGGTTTGTAGTCCAGCTACCAGCACCACTTGCCCCATTGACACCGCCTTGATAAGCCGGAGACTCATAATCGTTTCTAGCATATGCGCCACCACCAGAGCCAAGGATATCGCCAGTTCCAAACGCCTGAACACCAGCTTCTGCATCTTCAAAACCATGCTTTGTTGATGCGGTATTGTTGATATAAGCCATAGCACTCTTTGAGCCACCCTGTACCGCATACGCAGTAATTATGGCCTTTGGATTAGCAGATGCCGTAACTTGCGTTCCGCCGGAACCGCCGTTTGCCGTATGTGTCTCTCCGCCAGTAATTGCAACGCTTGTATTTCCACCAGATTTTCCGTTTTGATTACTAATGACAGAATTATTTTTCGATGTAACAGCCGCACCGCCAGCGCCGATTGTAAATTGGACTTCCTTATCAGAAAAATCAACATTGTTTACAGTTGTCCGATATGCTCCGGCACCACCAAGAGCGCAAGTGCAATTAGCCGCCGCTATTGCTCCACCGCCTCCGCCACCGATCAGAAAGATATCAACTTCCCCAAATTTTGAAGAAAAACGAGTTTTCTGCGAAGATGTGATCTGAATTGGAAAACTTATTTGCTTTTCTGTCAAAGTAAAAGTATGCGAGGTAATGGCAGATGTTTGCGGAACAGAAGCAGATACACTGTTATAATCATAATAGGGACTTGTTGCGGTCAAAGAAGGGTTGCTATTTGCGGCTTTACCAAAAGCACATCCGCTACTGTCTGTAACAACGCTTCCACTTCCTGTTGCTGGCGTTAGGCCAGTAATCTGACAACCAGACACAGGTGTGCCATCTGGCAGTTGGACTTTGATATTATACCACTGTCCACCAACCATCTTTACAATAGATTTAAACAGTTCATCCGGAACAGTTCCGCCAGCATATCCATACTTCTGTGCAGTTTCTACTGTGAGAATTTCATTTCGTGTATAATTTTCATCTTGCCTTTGAACTGTTTGTGTGAGATCATTGAGTTCATTTGCGTTGATCGCAGGTTCTGATTCATTGTTCCATGTAGGTGATTTATATTTGCCGCCTTGTATCGGCATTTAAACTCCTCCTATGAGGATGAAGTTAAAGCGTAGAGTTGATTCCTTCTTGAATAAATCCTGATAGGTCTTTGTATGTTACTGCCTCAACTGGTTCTTGTAGTTCTGTCTCAACTGGTTCTGGGATATCTTCAAGATGCCAAGAGCTACCATCCCAGATACAATACTGTTTTTGAATGTCATATTCTGGAGGTTTTACCAGCGTACAATCACCAGGGGTCAGCCAAACATCTTTTCGTTCTACAATGCTTGCCAGAGGGTCTTTTTGACACTCTACTTCTCCGTTATAGAATCCAGTCTCCGTATTGTAGTTATATGCTATCATGTCGGCCTCCTCAGTATTTGATAATTGGTGTCAACGAAACGTTATATGGACGAACGTACATAGCCGATATGTTTAGCGGAGAAAGTGTAGATTGTGTTTGATATGTTGCGCTTATTGTTCCATATCCACCTGTTGCATCTTGGTTTCCAATAAACGGATTTTTAAGTGGCGGATAGAAATTTTTTGAATCTATTGCAATATACGTTGCGCCCTGTTTAGCTCCAAAGGTAGTTGTATAAACATCTTGCTTTCCTGCACCTCGGATAAACGCCGCCATTAAATTTGGCAAAGTAAACGTTGTACTATTGTCGCCAGTACCAAACACTGTTCCGATGACACCAAACAGGTCTGCATACAATGTTCTGCTAACTTGAGAACCATCGCACTTTAGAAATCCGTTTGGAACATCGTTTTTAGCATACCAAAATACTGCGCCAACAGGTATAACACGCATCCATGCATCGTTTGGTGTTGCATCAGAATCTAATCCAAGCTGAGTTTTCACTTCGTTGCTTAAAACTTCATCTCTTGAATAATCATTTGCCAGGGTTTGACAAATTGCATTTAACTCTGATGCATCTATTGGGGGGGGCGTTATTTGACCATGTTGGTGCTACGTACTTACTGCCCTGAATCGGCATTATTCCACCACACTCCAATAACTTCCACGCACTTCAGGCGTGTACACATTGTTGTCAATCGTGGACTTGTAGACCTTTTCATCAGTCCAAATCATCACTTCATCTTTCATGTACATACCACGAGTTCCCTGCGGCGCTGCATAAGGCTTTGCCTTTGCCGGATTCTTCGTATGGGCAATGTCCCACAGAGACACAGCGGCGGCAGGATTCCAGTCATCATGTCCAGTTGCATCATGCTTTTGCAACAGCTTATACACCTGACCAGTGCCATCACTGGGGTCACGAACAGGGGTTCCAATCTCAAAGTTTGAGTAGTCGATTGCCTTCCAATTCGGAACAAGTTCTTCCTGCTCAATCAAAGAAGTATCATCAACTTCGTTCGCAACAACCTTTGCACGAAGATTGAGTGCCTTCTGCTTGCCAATGTCACGAAGAGCCTCGGCAACAAATTCCTTGCTTGTCATTACACACCTCACTAAAAAAGTTCATCAGCTTTGCTAGAGACAATTCCACGATGGTTAATTGTCAGATGGCAGATTTCCGCATACGGTTCATCCCTGAAATGGTCGATATACTTTTGAAATCCGCTGCTTTGCTTATTTTTCAGGTCAATCTGTCCAGTATGGCCAATCACAACAACCTTACAAGAGTCGCAACATCTCGTAAGAACCTTCTTGAGCTCTTCTACTGTACCATTTTGAGCTTCTTCGATAATAACAACTTTGTTCTCGAAGTTTGTGCCACGAAGATAGGTAGAAGTAAGAAGTTTTACATAAGCGTCGCCAGTTTTCTTTGCAGTCATTGATTCATCATTGATGATTCTGATTGGCTCCAAGTTGCATTTAATGATTGCCTGATAAACAGGTTCAAAGTAAACTTCTGATTTCTGAGTAATATCGCCAGGAAGATAACCTTGCTTACTTTCTTCACATGGAAACATCACATAGACGATTCCATCATAGAATCCATATTCAACAAGTAGATTGGCTGTGGCAAATGCAATCAATGACTTGCCCGTGCCTGCTTTTGCCTCCCCGTACACAATCAACTTGTCTTTATTCCAGATTGCATCACGAAATTTCTTTTGATCGTCGTCAAGCTCCAGTCCGTAAAATGGATGCCTGCGCAATGTCTGTGGTGCATCCAAGTTAGAACACCTCGCTAATATCCGTCAGAATACTATCTGCAATACCATACTTGATGATATCATCGGAGAACATAAACCAATCTCTGCGATAGTTCTTATCGTATTCTTCCTCAGTGATCTTCGTATGGGAAAGTACATATTTCTTCGTCAAACTCTCATCTTTTTCGATGAAAGATGCCGTATCAGAGAACTTTCCAATAGAACCACCAATATCGGTATATCCGTCATGCAGAAGAGCCTTGGTATTCTTGAAAACAAAGCGTTTATGTCCTGCCATCAGCAAATATGTTCCAGCGGAATAACATCTTGCCATACCGATTGTGTACACAGGAGTCTTTGACAGCTCAATCATATCAATTACGTGCTTGGCGCAGTCAATATCACCGCCCTGTGTATTGATAAAGATTTTGATAGGAACACGCTTTTCTGGTTCAACGTCCTTATCTTCAAAATTATAGGTCATGATATAATCCGCCAATGTCAGAATTTCATCTGATACTTCATCATTCCAGATAAAAGTTCTGCGTTCAATATCCCGATATAGTTGCAGAAGGCTTGGGTCTGGCAATCCCTTATCCGTTGCGTTGTTGACAATATCTGAAATATCAATCGTAAATGTTTCCATTACCGAAACCTCCCACACATTCCACAGCGTTTCTTAACTTGATCGTTGAAATTTTCCGTTTTGCTTCTGTTTTTCCAGTATTTCACTTCACCTAGCGACCAAATTCTACTTTGGTCATTTTCCATAATAAATCTTCCGTCTTGATAGATTGCGTTATATCCACTTGCGTCTTTCAGCATAATGAGGACTTTCTGGTTATTTTCCGGACGTTTTTCTTCTACATCAAACCATTCATTCATTGACTCTCTCCACAATCACGTCAACAACCGTTTCATTCTCCAGATACTGAATCAAAACGTCAGTGACGAAGTAACGCCTATCTGAGATAACAACATCTGACCCAAGATGCGGAATAATCATAGAATCAAATTCCGCCAGGAAAGGTAATTTGTTATCATTTTCAAAAAATCTTATTTTATCTGGTCTCACTTAGTCAGCCGTAGCCTTCACCCCCAGCACAGAACAGAGATATTTGTCTAACTTGATAGGTTCTGGCAGATGATATTTCTCAAGGAAATCTTCTTCCGGCATTGTATGAATCTCTGTATGGTGAAGTCTACAAAGCGGAAGAACAGATAGCCCTTCGTGAATAATCTGCGTTCTATCTCTGCCCATTCCTACACGGGAACCATCAAGGTTAGAATGATGGAGGTCTGCGCTCTTTCCACATACGCAACAGCGACGATTTGCAAGGCAACTATACAGGTAATGCTTCAAATCATCGGCATATTCGTGTAGCGGCTGTGGAGTCTGTATGTCATTTTCCAGAATGAAGTCAATCAAAAATCTTTGATACTCCCGAACTGTTGACATAGGTGCGTTTGACAAAGAAAACATCTCTTCGGGTGTTTCACCAGCAACTTCGAGAAGGTCTAGCTTCATGGCTTCGTTTACCATGTCTTTCATGGTCTGAGCCTTTGACCCGCCTTGCCATTCAGCAATGGCCCCAATCAACGCCCAACACATTCTCCGTTGCTGTCCACTGAGCTTTCTTCGGTCGATTGGTGTAATTTCCACCTGTCTACATTTTTGCAACAGTGAAGTATCTTGAACTTTCAAAAGAATTCTTCCATCTTCTGCAACGCCAAGAACGTCTGCAACCTGTCTGCTGTATGGATTATAGTCTTTACGTTGTTCGCTTAAATCCATTGTCATATCTGGTATTTGGAACAAAACAGGTCGAAACTCCGTTAGAGCTTTCTGTATGAATCATTACGCCAGTAGGGATATTCATAACATACGTGTTAATATCCGAAAGATCAATCGTGTTCCAGATAGACGGTTTTCTCTCAGGAATTGCGTAATGCTTTTCTGATGTTTCATCTGTCACAGAAACGTCTGATACCATAATTTCTGCACCAGTGGTATCAAGTTTCTTTCTAGTGTTCGCCATTGATAATCTCCTCCATCATAGTCTTTACTTTTGCCTCGACCTTTTCATCATTGAAGATTATCCAGTCAAAGTCAAAGTAATCTAGCTCTGTCTCAGAAATATGTTCTTTTTGCTCTTTTGTGAATTTATTTACATATCCAGGTCTTTCTACTCGAACAGTTATAACGTCAAAGAAGTCACGCATTGCTTCATACTCGTTCATAAAACGCCAGTCTGTGATAATCACATAATTCCACTTGTTGCAGAAAAGTCTCAGGAACTCAACGACTTTGCTGGCAAAGAAGTATGGGTCATGCTTCCGACATACGCTTGTGCCAACGTATTGAAGCATATTCCTTCCAGCTTCGTCTTTCTTGCCGTTCCAACCGAGATACCGCCTGCACAGAAATTTGAGATAATCACCAAAAGCGATTTGGAGAACTGAATATTTTGGCACCAGTGACGACATAATCAGGTTTGCCACATAGTTTTTTCCACTCTCTGCTTTTCCGCTTACCAAGATTACTTTCATTGACGCTACCCTCCTGTTCTATCTGCATTATATCATACTTGTTTTTGTTTGTCAAGCCATAAATTGTGAACAAATTGTTAACAATTTACAAGCTCCTGCCCTATGTGTATAATTATACACCAAGAATGAATATTTGTCAAGTACCCAAAGATATTGTTAACAAAAAGTTCACAATTCATAGCTATTCCCATTCTTTTGGTGATATTATACAGCAAGAGAAATAATTTGTCAATACTAAATTATGAACAAACTGTTAACAAATTCCATCATGTATTGACATACTTTTCCTCTGTTGGTGCTATTATACACCTAACGAAGCATCTTGTCAAGAGGGCAAATGTGAACAAATTATGAACATTTTTGCACCTATGTTGCCCTCTCGCGTGCGCACGCACGTGTATTATATATTCTCGAGTATATTAACATGCGTTGTATAATATATTATAATATATATATAATATAAATAATATAATAAATAATAATATATATATCAAGTATATTATATATTCTCTAGTATATAGTTATTAGGGTAATAGAAATATATTAGGTAATAGGGGTTATAGGGGGAAGAGGGAAGAAAGAAGGAAGAGGGGAAGAAGATAGCAAACGAAAATGTTAACAAATTGTGAACATTGGTGTCAGGGGTATTGACAAGGGCATACTCTGTGTGCTATAATAGCATCAAACCAAGATAGGAGGGATTTATACGAAGGTCTTTTATGACTTTGACGACACACTGGTGAAATCCAGCAAGTCCATCGTGAAGTGTGTCAACGAAGAGTTCCGTCTTGGTCGCACAGAGAATGACATAACAGATTGGGGGTATCGTTCACTTTGCAGTAAACTTACCAGCTCCGATGTAGAGAGATTCTTTGAAAGCGACACATTCTGGAACAGTCTGGAGATTCACGAAAATGCTTTAGAAACGTTATGGGGTTATGATTCACACTGTTGCACGCTGGGAACAGCGAAGAATCTGGAATTGAAGCAAAGATTCTTGGAAAATAACAGCCTTGGTTCTGACCACTACATGTTAGATACTGGTTTAGGCTACACAATGAAAGACAAGCGGCGTATTAACATGGCAGGCGGTATTCAGATTGGCGACACCTACAAGGAACTGGCGCATACAAATGCAAGCGTGAAGGTGCTTTTTAAATCTTATCATGATTATCCTTGGCAAAAAGTTCCACCCAACGAGACCATCTACCTCGTTGACGAGTGGCTTGAGATTGCCGATATTATCAGGTGGTGTGAAAAACTATGGAAGTGAAAGTTACTCCGATCACTGATGATTCCGTTGTTCTGAACACGGCAAGAATCACAGTCTGGAAAGACGCTGTTGATAGGCAACCCTCTGACAAGTTTATGCGGGATATGTACTTCAAGGAACATTCCCCCATCCGTGCAAAAGAGTTTCTTGTAGAGATTCGGGGAATTCCAAGTTATGTCAGCGTACACTTTGTTCGCCATCATACTGGCTTTACCCCATTCGTCAGCACACAGAGAGACGACAGGCGTGATAATCCCATCCCAAGGTCAGAGATGCCACAGGGAACACTGGTGGATATGGACATTGTTCTAAATGCACAGTCGTTCATTGATGTTAGCAGGAAGCGTCTGTGTGGTATGGCAAGCTATGAGACCAGAGAGGCATGGAAGAAGGTTGTAGAAGCTCTGCGAAAGGTTGACCCGAATCTTGCGGATTGCTGTGTGCCGAACTGCGTCTACCGTGGTGGTATCTGTCCAGAACTTCGTGACGGCTGTGGGTATAACCGGACAGAGGCGTTTGAAAAGGAACTTTTGAACTACATGGAGGGAAGATTTTGAATATCGTTCTTGTTGGAAAAACAGGAAGCGGGAAGTCCTCAATCTGCGACTGGCTGACAGAGAACCTTCGCTATGACAAGTTGCGTTCATACACGACTAGGCCAAAGCGGGAGGGAGAGACGGATGAATATCACTTCATCACAGAACAGCAGTATGATGCGTTGGATTTGGTGCTTAAAACCGAGATCAACGGCTACCGGTATGGGGTGATGCGCCATGATCTGGCTGATGCTGATTGCAAAATTCTCATTGTTGATCCATCTGGCGTTGAGGAACTTGTACGGATTCCTGATTTTGATTTTGTTTGCATTTACGTAGAGTGCCCTACATACCAGCGAATGAATCGCTGTCAGCTTCGTGGGGACGGTTACTTCAACATTGTCGAACGGATGAACAATGAAGTCAGGATGTTTGATAGTTTCATTCCGCAAATCACCGTGGATAACAGCGACGGCAATTTCAATAATGCCGTTCTTGATGTTCTGAAAGCTGTAAAGGGGGTAGGCCGTTGTTTGCGCCAAAGCTGTACCAAGTAAGAAAGGTTCCAGCAATCGAAATTATCAAACACGGCTATGACCTGACAATCAAGAACGCTGACTACACAGTTAGCCAGCAAGATAACATGCTGTTCAGGCAGTTGCGAATTATCACAGGCAGAAATCCAAACTTTGTATCACAGATTGTCTTTGTGGACTGTAACGGCGCAAGAAGCAAGAAAGATGAAATCCGGCAGTTGGTGATTGATGGGTTTTACCTGAACGGAGTTCACTTCGTCATGTCAGAACGAAGTGCAAGTATGACAAGAAACGCAATTCTTGGATTTTGCGACGCTTCTGTAAGCGAAGAACTTGACAGGCATATCACCATGGACTTGGAAATCAGAGATACAGTCTTGTCCAAGTGGTGTGCCTATCGTGGACTGATGTTCAGCTCCTGTCACTGTCTGGAAGGATGGTTCCCAAAGACCATCGTTGTTGACGATTACGAAACTGTCATCAAGAACCAGAAGCTGAAATGGCTTGTGGAAGAAGAACGGACGTATATCAGCAATACGACAGGCGAAGAACAAGTATGGCGAACGCACGGAATCGAAGAAGGCTACAAGGATGTTCCTATCAACGTGTTTGATGGACATGGCTTCATTCATCCGGAGTTAGTTGACCAGATTCAGCAGATTGTCGGGATGGAGGAAAGACCAACTTCTCTTCTTGTCAGGGCACCATACATCAAAGGCTTGTTGTCAGAAATGAACTATACGGCCTATTACGAAGAACACAGGATTGACTTCATACAGGATATCTGGGGTAAATGGCATGACATTCATGAGCCCATGATTATTCTAACGAAGTCCATGTACAAGGGCTTCAAATACTTCAAGCAAAAGGGAACTTATCAAGACTGGGATAACTACTGGTCAAAGTTTCACAAGTATCACCATTGTTGGGGAATTGCAAAATGGAATTTCAGCAAAGAACAGGAGCCGGTGTACACAAGAGGGAATTATCAAATCCTGCAAGACCTCGACCTGCCGTTTGATGAATTTAAACAACTGGCCGGTAAGTCAATGGACTGGTCACTCAAGGTTGTAGACGGAGACCCAGTTTACACGTATTGCTTTCTTGGTCTTACTGGTGATAATCCAAAGCCGTTAAATAACTATGCCAAAGCAATCATGAAGAATCCGGCCATGATTAGCGAACACAATGTCCGTGACTTTCTGAAAAAGCAGATTCGCAAATATATGTCACAGATGAAATGCGGAAAGATTTTCCTCAGATCATGCTACAAGTTCCTGATTCCCGATCTTATCATGATGCTTCAATGGATTGGCGGAGACAAGAATCCGCAAGGCTGTTTGGAAGCAGATGAATTCTGGTCTATTGGCTATACTGGCGAACATGCGATTGAAAGAAATCCGCATATTTGCAGTTCTGAGCATCTTGTCTTGAAAGCAAAGACAACAGACGAAATTGAAAAATACTGCGGCCATTTGGTAAACACCTGTATGCTGAATGGCAAAAGTCCATCACCACAACGAATGAACGGAGCTGATTAGCGAAAGTAGTCCAGCCCAGCAGTAATGTTGGTGCTGAACGGTGTGAACCCTGCTAGGGGTGTCCTGCAAAGGGCTAACGGTGGAGGCCGAAAGGATAATGCCGTGCCAAGCCACAAACGTGGAAGGTGTAACGACTAACCTGGGATGAGTGTACCAGAGTATATGGTCTATTAGCACGACCATGGAAGCGCACCGCCACCCATCTTTGGGCGGAAGAGATAGTCTACGATGAAACGTGTACGACGGAGATTTGGTTCTAGTGATGGATGAACCGTTAATGCTGGAAGGGATCGACAAAGATTGTGCAATCGTTCTCAATCTTGACGAAAAACTAACAGCAAAAGACGAAGGTGTAAATCTTGAGCATATAGCAGACCTTGTGTGCAGAACACTGGTGTCACTGATTGGCGAGTGTTCCAATGCGGCAACCTGCTATCACAACAAACCATGGAAAGAAGAAGAAACAAAAAGGCGATACGAAAAGAATGTTGATATTCTGTCTATCGTAAATTCTTTTGCCATAGATTCTTTGCAGAGTCTCGTTATGTGGTAACGCATAATTGTAACTTGCTTAATTGCTGGAAACCCCTTAGAGGTATATAGACCACAACGTAGGTATGAAACACGATCAGGCGTGACGGTTTAAAAATTATATGCATTGGGCAATCAGCAGGGAAGCTCCGAACAGGAGAACCTTCAACGACTATCCCATTGGTGGTGAAATTCCACAACAGGAGTAGGGCCTATATATGGCGGGTGAGAATCCCTTAAATCGAAATGGCGAGCTCCTTTGGTATTGACAAGTTGTTTTATTTGTGCTATAATAGTGCCAAAGGATGAAGATATAGTCTATGCTTGCATGAAAGTGTAAGATTTGAAGCTATGTTTGCCTCCTTTTGTATCAATGTAGCGATAGGAGGTGATATTATGGTTTTGTCGGCAAAAATTAGAATTTATCCAACAAAATCCCAAGAAAAAATTCTTAAATATTATTGCGATTGTAGTCGTTTTATGTGGAATTACATGGTTGAAAAGTTTTCAAATACAGACATAATTTTTGGAAAGTATGGGCCAAGTTCATATTCCGCAAAAGACTTAATAAACGATACGCTCTGTAATGTTCCACAAAGAATTGCTCTTGATGTTATAAAAAGATATTCATGTGCCATTGTTGAATATAGGCGTGGGATAAAGGGTAAACCAAAGTTCCATAGAAGAAATAGAATCAAACAATCTTTTCGCTGTGCATCATCCAAAATGTACATAAAAGACGGAACGGTTGCTGTTCCAAGTAAAAATCGAGGAGATCCAAATAAAAGAGATAGAATTTTATTAAATTCTGAACAAGTTAAAAAGTACAACATAGGGTTTATTAAAAATCCAATTTTTAAGAACATTAGAAATAAATGGTTTTTAATAGGCGAATACGATTATGCACAGGACGCTCCATATCCAAAAAATTGGGTTGGCATAGATTGGGGAGTTAAGAACTTCATAACTACTTCTGATGGAAACGTTTACAATTATCCAAAAAGATCGAGAACTGAATATGAAAGGATTCAAAGACTTGTCAAAATTTTGTCAACTAAAAAAGTCGGTTCAAAGAACTTTGACAAACTTTCAAAAAAGATCGCTATTGCATATGAACGCCACAATAACATCAAGAAAGATTTCATAGAAAAAGTAGGAACAGAAATTGCAAAAAGTAATAACGTCTCTGTTGAAAACCTATATGGAATATCCGTAAAGGGTGGAAGAAAATTTATAAGGCAAAATGCGATTATCAGTCCAAGGTATGACTTCTTCAGAAGATTGAAAATGAAATGCGAAAAATATAATTCCACATATGTAGAGATTGATCCGTCAAACACAAGTAGAACTTGTAGCAGTTGTGGAAAAATTAACGAAAGTCTATCTTTACACGACAGAACATTTGTTTGTTCGTGTGGGCTTGTATTAGACAGGGACATAAACGCCGCTATTAACATAGCGACGAAAGGGTATTTGTTGTATTCTTCAAAACCATAACATGGTTAATTTGGATATTTCCAAATAAAACAGTTTGCGAAGACTGGATATATCATGAATATTCCTTACGAAATTGCGAAGTATTCTAAGCCATATCCGTATTTTATGCGCTATATCAGCGACTACTACGAAAGTATGTTCAAGTCTCTGGAAAAGAATGAAAACGGATTCAGGTTCCAAAGATCACGTAAGAGCAACATGAACGAACTTGCTTTCATGTTGGAGAAATTTCATGATAGAGAAATTCGTTGGAAGCGTGCCAAGGCATTTGACCATAAGATCATGATGGATGAATCTATTCCGCTTGACGAAGATAAGCTAAAGGCACTGGAACAGGTTTATCTGTCTTTCAACAAGGAAATGAAATATTTAGTGTCTTTCGAGAGCAGATTGCACCGGTATGACGAATTCAAGAAAGAGTTAAAGGCATGGGACAAAGAATCTGCAATGAACTATCATGTGAATTGGGATTCTATCTATGCCAAATACAGAAACGAATGTGAAGAGATATGCGGACAGAAAGAGCTTGCAAACTTGGCTACGATCTTGTGTTATGAGAAATATCCGAGACGTGGCAAGAAGTTTTTGTGGGCTGTTGCGTCTTCCGGTATCTTGGAAAATCTTGAACAACAGGATATTTCTATCCCGTTTAAGGACGAAAATGGGAAGTATGAGTACCTTGGGCGCAGGTATTCTTTGAAGCAGTTAGATTCTATTGGATAATAAAAATTAGCTTTCGTCCTAGAGGTATCACGGCGAGGTATCATGAAAAAATGGAGGATTTCATGTTTAACGAAATCGAAGCTGTCAAGGCTTATCTTGACGGAAAAAAGATTCCCGTAAGGGCATTGGACGATTGCGTATTCCAGATTGCAAAGTTTATGAAAGAAGAGGGCGCAACAAGAATAGATACGAAGGTGGTTGTAAAAGAATGGCTGACAAGGTGTGGGTTGTACTTCGTGGATATTAACAACAACATTGACAACGCTTTCATCACAAAGTCCAAGCTGATTGGTGATTTCAAAGTCTATATCAATCAGGCGGACATTGACGCAATAAACTTTGCCGCTGACTTCAAAGTTTCCAAAAAGATAGCATTATTTTTGCTGATCTATGCAAAGCTACACGCCAACCACGATGGGAATTTCAAGATTCGCATTGCAACCATGGCTGAATGGGTTGGCGTAAAGCGTGAGAATATTTATGCAAGACATATCGCACCGCTTGTTGAGTACGGATTCATCGAGATACCGGATCACAACACGTACTCGAAGTACCTGAACAAGAAGCGGGACGAAAAAAGAATGTCTATGCGTATTTGCCATCCACTTGTGAACGATGGCGAGTATTTTATAGAAAACAACGAAGATTTTGAAAGTTTGTTTAATCGCATTTTCGTTGGTTGATTGAAGGTGAACTAAGTGCGTCCAGTAAACAGGGACAAGTTTAACGTTTTGAGACGACCAGACCCGAAATCAGAAGAACCGATTATGCCGAGCGTCGGAACTTACGAAATGGCACGAATGATCTCAAAAAAGACAAAATTCCGTGTTCTGGACGTAAAAGAAGTTCTTGACGAAGTTGGTCCTTGTATTTACGGGATTCTGCTTCAAAGAAAATCGGTCAATTTTGACGGGATAACAATTCGCTCTGCGTGGAACAGATTCAGATTCCCAAGATTCATTCGTTTTGAAAGCTCAAACGACAATAACGGATATTGGGCATTTGGGTATCTGCTGCCAAAGATCGAATTTGAAAAGCAAATGGAAATGATGTACGCTGGTGCGGTTGGAGCTTTCCCAAAGAAGTTCCTTGACAAAATCAGGGCATATGTTCCAGATTTTCTTGAAACGGCAGAAGATATTCGTCAATACAGTCTTGACATGATGGCTGAAACAGGTCAGTTGGGAAAAGAAACCTGTGTTGACAAAGAGGGATATACCATCCCGATGCCGCCAAGAAGAAAGAAATACAAGTTCAATCCAGACTTCCATCCAACGTGGATAGAAAGATTTAGATACCGTATGCTTCGCAGAAGATTGCTTTCTGAGTATCATGCCAGAAAGTACACAGACGATCCTCTTCCGTTCTCTCATGTCTGGAAAGGGTTACAGGAAGCAAACATTTTCAACCGTGACAATGTACAAGATAACATGATAATTCCAGACGTAGAGGAGGAAGAAGAGAATTGACTGATTTCCATAAACTCCCCAATGAAAGCGAAACAGAGTATATCTACCGCATATGCTCCAACAAGGACGAAATTGGCTCATGGATTGATGTAGCTCAGTTGCTGAATGTTGAACTTGGCTATGAATATACGGAAAGCAAGTACAGAAAAGACTACAATGCTTTCCAAAAGATTTTTGACGCAAACAAGGAAAAGTTCTTTAGCGACAATCACCTGCAAAGCCTTAGAGAACAGCGGGAAGCTATTCGCAAAGAGCGTTATCGGTTACAGACGGAAAAGTTGGAGTATAACCGGTGGTTGCGTGAGAACGCAAGAGATGAACTGATTGTCGAAAAGATTGTTGATGCGATTGGTCAACTTGGCCCATTGCACGTTCCAGTCCGAAGAGTAGCAAATAATCCTGTCGGAAAAGATTTTGTCCTGATGTTCGGTGACGAACATTACGGAGCGGAATTTGAAATCCGTGGATTATATGGCGAGGTTATCAACAAGTACAATTCCGATGTGTTTGAACAGCGCATGTGGAAACTGCTTGATGAAACGATTGAAATTGTCCAGAAAGAAAACATCGAGTCTTTGCATGTGTTCTCTATGGGCGATTTCACAGATGGGATTCTCAGGATTGGACAGTTGATGAAACTTCAATACGGTGTTGTTGAAGGCACTGTGAAGTATATGGAATTTATTTCTAACTGGTTGAATGAAATGACCAGATTCTGCCGTGTCAAGTTTTACATGACAGATGGAAACCATTCCGAGCTTAGATTGTTTAATCAGCCGAAGTCTGCGTTCAAAGATGAAAACATGGGCAAGATTGTATCTGCCTATATCAAAGCAAGGCTTGCTGGAAATAAAAACTTTGAGTTCATTGAAAACATGTCCGGATATATCTTTGCTGATATTGCGAAGTACAAAGTCCTCGGTATTCATGGGGAACCAAAGGATATGTCAAAGGCCATCAAAGACCTTTCTAACGTCTACAATGTCAAGATTGATTATCTTGTCGGTGGGCACCTACATCATGGTGCCTATGAAGATATTGGCATAGATCGTGGTGTCATTCGGGTTCCAAGCATTGTCGGTGTTGATGATTTTGCAATGAGTCTAAATCGCATCAATAGTCCCGCCGCAACGCTTGTTGTGTTTGAAGAAGGACACGGAAAGAAAATCGAATACACCATTGATCTTAGATGAAAAGGCGGTGCTTATGCACCGCCTTTTCGCATTTGTAGAATTTTTGTTGTAGAAAAGGGTGATTGAATGGCCTCAAAGATGAAACGTTTTGATAGAAAAGCACCGCTTACAATCGAAGAGGCGCAATCTAAAACGCAAGACGTTCGCAAAAAGAGATGCCGTTACTGTACAAACGAAAGAACCATCAGAAGGTTCTATCCGTCACAGGACTTTCTTGATACCGACGGAAGAATGTCGATTTGTATTGACTGCGTTTCTTACTTGTTTAATTATTACTATTCCGTACACAGTAGAATTGACATTGCAATCTATGAAGTCTGTCGATGCGTAAATGTTCGTTATGACAGCAGGGCATTTAGTTCGTTGATGAAAGCACTTGAACGAAATGGTATGCAGGCAACCGTTGACGCAATCAATGGTGATTATGACGAAAGTTCGGAAACAGACATTGACAAGATTGCAGTAGACACCAGGACAACTGTTTGGGGAAAGTATTATAGCATCCTGAAAGTGATGTATCACAACTCAGACATTGACCTATCTTTTGACGTTTACAAGAACGACAGGCCGGAAGGCTATGAAGATAAGTCAACTGACAAAGCAGTTACAGAAGTTATCGACGATTTGTATGAAAAGAGATTGAACGCACTTGAAAAGAAATGGGGCAAAGGTCTTGAAGAAGATGATTATGCCTATCTTGAATCAGAATATCAGGGATGGGCAAAGACAAAAGACGTTGATAACAAGTCTGTTGATCTTTTGATTCGTGAAGTATGTTTGCAACAGCTCAACATGAGAAAAGCTCGTGAGGGCGGAAATAGCGTTGATAAGAAAGATATTGATATCCTTACCTCGCTGATGGACAAATGTTCGATTACGCCAGACAAGGAAAAGGAAAGCTCTTCTACAAGGTCACAGGCAGCATTTGGTCTTTGGCTAAAAGATGTGGAAACGCTTTCGCCTGCTGAATGGGTGGAAAATCAAAAGTTGTTCAAAGATGTTGAAGGCATTGATGACTATGTCAAGAGAACCTATGACCGTGCTGTAAAGAACTATATCGGTATGCAAAGAGATTTCCGTATTGTTGCTGACAAGATGGAGAAGGAAGCCGAGATCTTTGACCCCAATGACGTTGTTGGCTTCGTAGCGGAGGAAGAAGGTTCAGAAGATGGCGAACAATAAAGATGCATTTAACCACAAAGCAAAATCTGCGGACATTCGCCATAGACCGGCATGTATCATCAAGAAAACGGAAATTACCGATAGTAGACTAAAACGAATCAAAGACTGGGCAACGTTGTATAGGCGAAACTTACAACTGTTTGCAAAACACTACTTTGGTGTAACAACCTTGCACGACTATCAGAAAATGATTCTGTATGAGTGCGGAACGAAGAATGAACTTACAATATCGGCATCACGTGCTACTGCAAAATCGTGGTCAATCGGTCTTGCGGCACTGTGTATTGCTGTATTATATCCAAATAGCGAAATTGTCATTGTCTCTTCAACAAAGGGACAAGCGGGTGTCATTGTAGGAAAGATACAAGGCTTCTATAATGACTATCCCAACATAGCAAGAGAGGTCAAGAAGATAACGACAAACGACAATAACAGAATCGTGGAAATGATAAACGGCTCCAAAATTACTGTTGTTGCATTGTCGGATAATTCAAGAGGTAGCGCACGTTTGCCTCGCTAGGTAGCGATACCTAGAAAAATAAAGCGGAAGAGAAAACTGGAAAGCTGCAATGCCGATCAGAGTGGAAGGCTATATCTAAAAGTATAGTCACACGCAGAGCGTAGGGATTGAACCTGGAAACAGAATATAATATCCTCAAGAGCTTCCGCCATCTCTAGTAGATGAAAAGGTACGCCAAACTTACAGGAAAGGAAACTGTAAGAACAATCGGATAAAAAGCCGGTTGGGTAATAATTTGATTCGTGCGACTTGCATCATTCGTGAAGAGTGTAATGCTATGAAGCGCAAAGACCTTCTTGACTCCGTTATTGCACCAATGCGATATGTTAGACCTGCGCCGTTTAGACAGCTTCCGCAATATCAACATGTGCAGGAAGAGTCTAAAATGATTTCAATTAGTTCCGCTGGTTTGAAAAAGAACTGGTGGTATCAATATACCCTATCACAAATTTGGATTCAATGCTTTGGAGATAAATCTGGTATTCAATCAAAGGACGAAGTTTGTTTTATGGCGTTTGACTATTTAACTTCGCTTGAACATCATATCAAGACAGCGAAAGAAATAGCCGCCGAAAGAAAGACTTCCGACTATATATCATTAAGTTTTTACTTACTTGGTGCGCCACGTTTGGAAACTGCGTGGTGGATGTTCCTGAACTGCTGGGAAGCCCTTAGAGATTTTCAACTACAACGCAAGCATGAAACACGGCTAGTCGTGAATGTCTAAAAATGAAAATATTGGGTAATCAGCAACCAAGCCCCGAACAGGGGAAGGCTCAACGACCATCGGCTGAAATGCCGTTAGGGGTAACGCCCGAAGTGGGAACTACCTAAACCGAAAGGCATGGTAAAGATATGGTCTGGCCCATATGAGAGTATGGGGATCACTAACCTAAATTTTATGTGTGGACAGCGGAGTAGATGAATTATACTTGAAAAGAAAGTATGAAAAGTTTCTAAGTATTGATTAGTGGTAAGAACCCGTTAGTACGGAATACCAGAATCTACCATATGGCATTGATGAAAGTGCATTTTTTGCATATGAAGAATTTGACGATGCACGTGTTCTAAAGAAAGCGTTCTATCCAAAACGTCCAGAAGAAGTAGCTTCCGGCAGACAAAGATATAAAATGCCGAAGCAACAGGGCGAAATTCGTCTTGTCGGCGTTGACCTAGCTTCATCTGCGGCAAAAGGATCAGATAACTCTTCTTTTGTACTTGGCCGTCTTATTCCAACAAGAAAAGGGTATAAACGACAAATTGTATATGTCGAAACACATAATGGTGTTGGCGCACCTGCGCAAGCACTTCGCATCCGTCAGCTTATGACGGACTTTGAAGCAGATATGCTTATCATGGACTAAGAGTATTGATTTTGTATTGATATGAATAATCCACGTTCACGGTAACGTGTTCGCAAAAACACCCATTGAATTGCTGAGAACCCCTAAAGGCACTTGTGCTACAACGTAAGGATAAAATATGCCTAAGCGTGATGGCGACGAAAGTAGAAAGAAACAAGTGTATGGCGCATGGTTAAACCCTAAACGCTTACAAGAATGGGCAATCAGCAGGGAAGCTCCGAACAGGAGAACCTTCAACGACTATCTCGTAATGAGAGTAGGGACCAGTGTCCCGAAGTGGTGGGCATCCAAATTTGGATGAAGATATAGTCTGCGCTCTTATGAAAATAAGAGGTGGGAGAAAATCCCCTACACGGTTTAACGAGCCGATTGTAGAACATAACGGTTCCGAAATCTTGGTACCTCAATTTTTAACATCATGACCGATGTAATCCATGATGATGTTCGTGGTGTTGACTATCCTCCAATCACTGTTGCATATCATGAAACGATTGCAAACAAGTATGAAGAGTATATGTCACAAACCATTCGCAAAGATGCAATTCCATGCATATATCCAATTCATGCAACGGCAGAATTAAACAGCTTAATGGCTGTTACATTCAAAGACAAGCTAAAAACCGGAATGATAGAATTTCTTGTTTTGCCAGAAGAAGCAGAAAAGATGTATGCAAAGGAAATTGGATTCCATTTCTATTCTGGCAAGGAAGGCGATTGGGGCGGAAGAACATGGTTGCTTGCTCCGTATGAACAGACAAGCAGTCTTGTTAATGAGGCTCTGTCTCTTGCTGTATATGTTGTGAATGGCAACTTCAAACTTGTTGAGCCTAAGCGCTCAACAAAAGATAGAATTATTTCTTTGATATACCTAAACTACTACGCATCTCTGTTAGATTCTGAACTTTTAAAAGGCGATGATGAATCTGACTATATGAGAGCGGTTCGTATTATGAACCGTGGAGTAGGAAGCTACCGAAACAGAAAGTTCGGAAATTTTTTCAGGTGAAAGGGGTGAAGTAGTTGGCAGATAAAAAGAAGCCACAGGAAGAAAAAATGGCCACAGACGAACAAATTGAAACCATTCAAAAGTTTTGTTCGTTCATGAGAAGCGATCCTGGCGCATCTATGGTTGCGCAAAGAATTACAACGTCTATGAAAGATTTGGAGCATGTGGCAGATTATCTTTCTGGGAATGGCATGTATGATCCAATCTTTAGCCAGACGCTTGCACAGGCGATTGGTTTTACTTCTGGGCCAGCAGACAGCGAAGATTTGCAGGAATGGCTGAAACATCCAGAAATATATTCTGACAATCTTCGTTTCCTTTCACAATATCTTGAAAATGCCGCACTTCAATATGGAAGAGCCGCAAGTCTCTTGTCTGATATTAAATCTTACCACTATGACTTGCGATGTGGAGCAACAGATTTAGGCGATAAGGTAAATTCAGAAGAGTTCAAAAAGAGTTACAATCGTGCGCTTAGAACTTTGCGGAGATTAAACATCCCATATCAAATCCGTAAAGTCGACAAAAGGGTTGCCCTTGAAGGTGTTTCCTTTGTTTGGTTTAATAAAACAGTTGATACGATTGACTTGCTTGAACTTCCGTCTGATTTTTGCTATATCACAGCCCCATGGACATATGGGTATCTGTTTGCACTTGATCTGACCTATTTTGACAGGTTCGCTTTCCAGCAGACCCAGGTTCCAGAACTTTGGAAAGCATATGAAGTATTTTGCAGAAAGCGTCAAGAGCTTGCAAAGTCATCTGACAGTAGAGAAAAACTGATTCCGTATCAGTATTATCCTGTATCGCCATTTGATGGATGGTGTTGTGTCTTTGATGTAACAAGACCATTGAAAGTTCCACCAATGATTGGTGCGGCGAGTTCTGCCATTGATTCTATTGGTTATCGTGATCTTATTAAGCAAAAGGCGGTTATTGACCTTTGGAAAATTTTGTCCTATAAGATTCCGGTCAATAATACTACCAATAAGATGGATATAACCTACAAAGAGGCAAGCTCATTCATTGATACTATGCGTGACGTTTTCCCAGAAAACTACATTGTTGCCGCAACTCCGTTTGATCTTCAAACTCCTGTATCAAGCGATCAAACATCGGTCATGGAAGGCTTGGAGAATATCTCAAATAAGACGTTCTATGACTATTCTGGCGTTCCTAATGCGTTGTTTAACAGTGATTTGAAATCTGCGGCGGCATTGAAGCTCGCAACAAATACAATTTTCTCTTATGCAAGTTCTGGTATGTATGCAAGTATGCAGAATCTTGTAAACTGGATTTTGCGTGTAGAGTGTGGATCAAGATATGATTGGCATATTGTGTTCCACGGAAACAAGCTATATGAGGACGAAGAAAGGGCGAGTGCTCTCAATCTTTTGACGAAGGCGAACGCTCCTGCTTCTTATGTCCTTTCGTACTTTGGGTATGAACCTTTTGATTTGCAAAATGCGTTTATCCTTGAAAACATGACTGGAATTAAGGATATGATGCGGCCTATTCAGATGGCAAGTACGATGAGCAATTCAGAAGGCGGTAGGCCAACAATGGAAGCGTCTAATAGAACTGATTCGTCAGATGCGAACGACGATTCTGGTAATATGGACGAATAAAGGTGGTGAGATATGTGTTGATTCATGATGAAAGCAAGCGCAAACTTGATAAGCTGGCCCAGAGATTCTTTTGGATGAATAAGAAACTCGACAGAATGAAAGCTGTTCTGAATACGAAGTTTGCTATGCCTCTTCTGGCAAATAGGGTTCACCTTGAACTGGCTCACGCCTATCCTCTGTTGGCAGATAAGGTCAATGACATTGAAGAGATGTTCAACTATGATCCTGAGTATTTGAGCGTTGAGGGCGCATGTGAGAACTATGAAAGTGTTAGCGAGCTGATTTCACAGCTTTATGAGTGGACGCTTGAAACCAATGACATTCTGTGCGCAACGGCTATCTTCGTAAAGGAACAGGGTGACTTTAGCGTTTACAAACTCATGTCCCCAATTATCAACGAATATTCAAAATACGTAGCAAATGCAATTTTGCTGATGGATAAGACTGATCTGTATAAAGATCATTTGTATGCTATGGATGATAATTGTGAGGAATGGTGGGTATTGTGAGAGTTATGAATATTGAAGAACTTTCCCCATCATTTTCATTTTATCGTTGTGGAAGCCCGCCGTTGAAAGACTTTCTGTTACGAAATGGGATGGAATATGTATATTCTTACCGTTCTAACAGAAGTGGAAGAATTGTGTGGGTATTTGTAGAATGTGAAAGATTAAAACAGTTGCTTCAAATCTGGGCAACGAATAGACCGGAGGTGTAATAATGGAACAACGTGTGGTCCAATCTGTTGACTACATGAAACTTCTGTATGATTCGCCAGATGTGTCTATTTATGAATTAGATGCAATCCATCTTGATGTAAACAGTAATCAAATGTCTATTGATGAAGATTGCGTCAATGCATCCCTCGCAAGTTTTGCAGATAAGCCGTTATACTGTGTGATTGATAATACATTTAATCCGCTAGACGGAAAGCATAATGATTTCATGGAACACTTTAGAGAAGAATACCCGTGGCGTATTACAAGGGATAGAATTCTTCCGTTTGGCTGTGTTCCAGAGAGTGCTTTGAAAGATGCAAGGCTTGTAGAACGTGATGGAAGAACATATCTTCGTATCAATGTTGTTGTTTGGAAGAGCCTGCTTCCGCACGTCTCAGAAATCCTTCAACGCAGAGACGGAGATGTAAAGGTTTCTGTTGAATTTGTCATTGAGGATGCAGAACAATGTCCAGAAACTGGTATTCTTTACATTCATAAATTTCACATTACAGCTATTACAGCTTTGGGCGAAAAGTTCAAAGAAGTTATGGATGGTTCTAGGCTGAAAACAGTTAGATTTTCTTATGATGAATATGCAAAGAATAGCAATCCTAGATATTTTGCCTATTCTAAATACAACAGCGTCGAAATCCCACAGACGGTGTTGAACGCCATGAAGGACGGTATCGCTCTTCGTGAAAAATGTGGTCGTGGCGGAACAAAGTCACTGTATGAATCAGTGAAGCGCATTGCAAATGTCGGAATCGCATATGATGATGACATTGTAACATTGAATAGCGCATTTTCTGCCATTGGAAAAGTTCCTGAAAAGACGAATCCGATTACAAGCAAGTATATTCAATATTCTATGCTTGGTGGTAGTTCTGGAAAGGAATGGATAACTAATGTTTGCAACGGTTCTGCCGTGGCAATAAATAAATTTAGTAAAGGAGGAAGTAGCGAAGTGAACATCCAGATTGACAACAAGAAGGAATCCGCCATCAATGGGCAGTCTTGGGAAAATCCAGGAAAGGCTCTTTATGAACCAATTATGGAGGCTTCTAATGAGGAATCTTTGGTTAAGGAAGCATATCTCGTTGTTGAAGATGGATGGAAGGATGCTCCAAGCGAACATCTAAAATATCCTCACCATGAAGTAAAAGACGGAAAGCTCGTGCTTAATGTGGCTGGTGTTAAGGCGGCATTTGCCCGTGCTTCACAACAGGGTATTGTAGATGGAGACGTGAAAAAGCATCTTGAGAGACACTATCGTGAATTAGGTTTGTCTATGGAAAATTTTGAAGCGAAGTGTGCAGAACTGCAAAAGACGATTGACAAGTTGAACGCAGACCTTGAATCTAAGTGCTCTGAATTTAACCAGAAGTGCGCAGACCTCGAAGCCTCTAATACGGCTTGCCAAGCGGCAGAACAGAAGTGTGCCGATCTTCAAGCTGAATTGGATGCTAAGTGTGCGGAATACGAAGATAAGTGCGCAAAGCTGGCGGAGTACGAGAAGAAGGAAGTTTGCGCTCAGAACATGGCTATGATTGATGAGTATTGCAACTGCTTTGATCCCGAAACTCTGAACGCCCTGAAAGAAAAGGCTTCCACTATGTCTTGTGACGAGATGAAGGCTGCTGTTTCTGAGGCTGTCATGTCTTATGCGAAGAAGGTTATGACGCAAGATGGCGTTGGCGAGGCTCATAAGTTCTCTTATGGTTTCCCGCCTATGAACCAGTATTTTGACGCTTCACATCAGCCCAAGGATAAGCTGTCAAGTATTCGCAGTAAGTACAAGACTAATGTAATGTAACATAGAAAGGAAGATTTAAGATATGCCGAATTATCTTTGCCGTGCGACTAATCCTCGCATTCCTGATTATCTGGTAATCAAGGTTTCTGTTCCTTCCGGTCAGACTATGAAGGCCGGTGATGTGTTCCCTGTGAAGGCTCTGGACACTGATATTGCTAACAACTATCAGGTGTTTACTGGCACTCAGCCCACGACTGCTGATCTGGGTATTCGTATGGCTATTGTGATTAACGATGGCTTTGAAACTCTGGAGGATGGTCGTCGTCCTGCTGGTCAGCCCGACTACACTCAGTACACCTACGCCGAGGGCGACGTTGTGACTGCTATCCTGATGGTTCCTGGTCTGGTGTTTGAGATTTCTAAGGACTGCCTGACCAATGCCACTTCTATTGCCGCTGGCAATATTCTGGAACCTGTGAATGGTAAGTATACTCTGGACACCAAGACTGCCCATACCGAAGGCATCAAGTCTGCTATGCGTGTCCTGAATCCCGCTAAGAATTTCCGCATGGGCGGTCAGTTTGGCTACAACTTCATCACCACTGTGGTGGCTATGGTTGAAGATGGCGAGCCTAAGACCACTGGCGTTGGCGGCTAATTTTGGAAAGATTGAGAAAGGAGTAAAACATAATGAATGAGATTCGTTATTTCTCTGGCATTTCCAGCGATGCCGACGCTAAGGTAATTGTCGATAGCCTGACCGAAGTTGGTCTTGCGGCTATGTCTCGCGATTTCGGTTCTACTGGTCTTGCCACGAAGTTCTCTATGGACCCCACTGTGTATAATTCCAAGAACGACGAAGTTCGCAAGGCTGTTCTGGCCTATTGTGGTGCAAAGTCTGGTATGTCTGATATTACCGAAACCCGTCACATCCTGAACGCCTTTGATAACCCGACTTTCGAGAGCATCTACAATGCTATTTTCACTGAGTCCCTGCTTGGCATTATGACCAAGACTGATTCTAACGCTATCAGCGTATTTGCTAACATTGACAGCGTTGATGTTGGCAACTCTCTGACCTATCAGATTGAGACCAAGGGTCTGCCCATTGCACAGCGCAACTCTTACATGAGCAATGTGACCTTCCTGGATGGTGCCGCTACTCAGGCTATTACGGTGACTCCCAAGGTGTACTCTACCGGTACTGCCATTGATGTTATTCGTATGCTGAAGGGCGACATTGATATGGGTAAGGAGATTGCCCGTGTCGCTATGTCCATCCTGTACAAGCAGTATCAGCTCTGCGTGGCTCAGGTTGCTAACACCGCTCTGGTGTCTGGTACTCCTCTGTATCGTGCCACCTTCTCTGCGGCTGATTATATCCGTACCATTTCTTATCTGCAAGCTCTGAACAATGCTTCTGTGCGTGCTTATGGTACTCTGCCTGCTCTGAACGCCATTTCTGCTGTGGCTACTGCCTCCTATGGCTTCACCGCTCAGGATGAGGTTCTGCGTCTGGGCTTCCTGTCTGTTGCTTATGGCATCCCCCATGTGATTCTGCAACAGGCTACCGACGGCTCTGCTCCTATTGGTGCTGATAATACTACCGCTGACAAGACCATGCTGATTCCCAATGATCTGGTGTTCCTGCTGGCCGACACTGGCGACAAGCCCGTGAAGCTGGTTCGTGAGAACTACATCCGTGTGATGAACACTCCTGCGAACATCAACAGCATTAACCGTCGTGAGTATCAGTATTTCATGGCCTTTGATGCCGCTGTCGCTACTCAGGCGCACTTCGGCATCCAGAATACCGCCTCCGCCTAATTTAGTCAATTAAACTTGTATGAAAGGATTTTGTAGAAATGACTAATGAGAAGGATTTGCTTGCAAAGTTGGAAGCAGTTCTGAAAATCAACGATATGCTTGTTTCTGAAAACGAAAAGCAGAAGCAAATGATTGAGCCTATGCGCTCTAATGGTCATAGAAATGTTGCTGTGGGGTGTAATGCTGTTTATGGCATTACACTCCAAGCTCCTAATGGGGAAATTGAAATTGATTTGCAGTATGGTGATGTTACCAGTATTGCAGACGATGATATCAAGACGCTTTTGAAGCGCAACTCCACTAGAAAGCTGTTTATCAGCGGCATTGTCTATTTCGTTGATGAATCTGAATACGCCAACTTTGGTATTCGTCGTAAAATCAGTATCAACGATGAAAAGATCGTTGAAGTTTTTAATGCGAACGATAAAGATGCGTTGAAGAACTATCTGGACGAAGCAACAGGAAGAAAGTATGATCTGAATGTTATGAATACCCTGTTTTATAAGATTGTTCTGATGAATATGTCTGGTAAACTAGGGAACATTCCATATGATCTTCGTACAACTGTTGAAGATTACTTCAATATGAAGCTGGATATGGCAGAAACGCTTTATCGTCGTGTAAAGAGTGTCATGTAATTTAAAAGAAACGGGTGGTACTAATTGACAAGCTATAAAGAAGTCTATGATTTGAATAGGCTTATCAAAAACGACCCACGTTTGGCGAACTTGGATGCCTGTGAGTTGAACTCCATCCGTTTCGGGTATCTTAAATTCGCTATTTCATACTTTATGTATGATTGCCGCAAAGACCTGAACAATAGATATGATCCGGAATCTACTGCATATGAATTTGAAGGTGACGGACAGGAGACAGAGTTTATTTTGCATCCTGCTCCGCCTATGCAGGCAGAATGTGTTGTGTATCTGATACAGGAAAATGAAGAGAGAACGCAAATCAAAGACTTTACCTATGACCAAGAACTGCAATCTATTTACTTTCGTGTTCCACCCGCCCCTGGCACTGGAATCATTGTAAAGGTTTTCACAGTTGGTGCATTTGAGGAAGATTTGGATTTGCGAGAACTCAACATTCTTGCAGAAGGTATGAACGTTCCTTATCTGGAAGAGGCTAAAAATGACGAAAACGCCATGAAGTATATCATTTCTGGTAGGTCATTGAAGTTCTTCTCGCAGGCGAACCACATCACAGCCATGAATGAAACTGTAAATGCACAAAAATACTATATGCTTGACCATTTGATTTCCGAGTATAGCTACAAAGGTAATGAAGATGGATATAGTAGATTGGCAGGCAGGGGGAATGGCTAATGGGAAAAACTCCAAAGGCGATTCACCAAGGTCTTTGTGATGTAACACTTGGAATCAATGGGTTTGACGATGCTGTTATAGACAGTATGCAAGCATCTTTTGAACTAAGTCCAAACTTTGAATCTGTTTTCATCATACATGATTCTTCCAAAGCACAGGAATTTCTTCATGATTCTAATATCAATAACCACTATGGGTTGACAAGGTATAAATCTTGGGTGTTTGATGGAACAGAAGAAGAGCAAACTGTCGGTCATAAATACATTCAAATGTACCCATATGAGACTATGGTATTACAAGAGGGCGACTATATCGCCTACGACTACTACCATAATGGGAAAAAGACAGTTTGGTTCTGTCTGGCGTTAGATTCTAGTTCAAAGTATGAGCAGATTGGCAAAATTCGTCCATGTACCAACGAAGTAAGGTTTGTCAACGAAGATGGAGCCTTAATTCGTGTTCCGTGTGTATTTGATAACAAGATTAACAGCGAAAAGAATACAACGCTGTCAAACTTGAAGTATATTAACGGTATCACTACCATTTATATGCAGTTAAACCCTGATTCACAGCAGTTAAGGCCCAATCAGCGTTTGCTGTTCGGAAGAAAGGGTGCTTGGACTGCATTTCGTGTTGTCTCTGTTGGCGTAAATAACTTCATGAACCCCATTTATTGGGATAATGACTCTGCAAAAGTTCTTGAAGTCACCATGGAGGCCGCATACGTCAATGAAGATACGGACGATATAGAGAATGGTATCGCTGATGGTGCATCATATTCTATCAAGTTGTCACTTGACCATGCAGATATGCTTGTTGGTGATAGCTTTAGAGCATCAGCGACGCTTGTAAAAGACGGTGTGATTATATCTGATAAGGCAATTTATTGGAAAACATCAAACTATTATGTTGCCACAGCAAGTGATCTTGGAACCATTACGGCAAAACACGCCGGAAATTGCGTTGTCACGGCATATATGGCAGAAAACGAAACCGTATTTGCAAGGCTCTATATATCTGTTGTTGAAGAGAAAGAAAACAACTATGAAGTTGTTATTGACCCATATGAGGGTTCTTCGTATGGTATTCTGCAAGGAAGCGAACAGATATTTACCTGTTACCTCCATAATAACGGAACGGAATTGGAAGATACGTTCACATTTACAGTGGAAACAGAAGCAAATGACTCTTGCTATGAATTTTCTGTTATCAACGAAAACTCTTTCTCGGTTAAAAACATCAGAATGTCTGTATATCCATTAACTATTCACTGTGAAAGTGAAAATGGTAGTTTTGATGCTAGTATTATATTAAAGGGGGCTTGGTGATGGCTAGACTCAGACAATGGCAGTCTATCGTAAACAAGACCCTCGAGATGATACGCAATAACGACAAGGTATTGCAGTATATATCAAACAGTTCTGACGAACCATATAATATTCCGGTTCCAAAATGGGAAGATGTTTTGATGAAAAACGTATTTCCAATGCCAAAGGAACCTGGTTCTGTCAGCACAGAGAAAACATTTATCAACGTGTATATGTATGGAACTGATATTGTGCCTGAAAATCCCTATTATCACGACGATTACCTGTATGTGGAAGTCGGATGCCACATAGAAACGTGGATGTTAAAAAATGGGGAAATCCGTCCATACACAATTTGTGCGTTGATAGATGAAATGTTTGACCGTTTCGATATCCCTGATATGTCTATTCAAAAAGTGCTTCCATCTACCTATAAAGTTCTCAAATTTGGCGATATGTTCTATGGTTATCGCATGAAGTACAAGTGTACAAACATAGGTTCTATGAATTGTGGATAATCTAAAACTCCTGTTCGGAGAACCCTTAGTGATAAATGGAATTACTTTTCGCCATGCTAAAATTGGCGATATTATAGACATAGGGGAAGATTTTTATATGTCCGCCGTCAATTTATTCATTGTCAAAATGTCTGATTTGATGGTAGAACTATATGACTGTGGTATTGATTATAGAAAGGCGAACCCATATGAGGTTTTTCTTTCTTTGTCAACAGATACCCTTGTTATCCGTGATGGCAAGTTCATTGCAGATAAGGATGGTATGCCAATGTGGAATAAGGATAGTTCTACCAGTAAGAAATTGGGATGGCTAACTGGAATCAATGATTTCAGGTTTTATATTGACGAAGAGGACAAAGGTATTTTATACAGTCCGTCAACAAATGCTGTTATTGACGAGTCTGTGTATCAAATAGTCAGGGCGTATTATAGTAGGATGCACACTATAAGCTCTGATGAAAAGTACAATCCTGGTAATGACCAAACATTGAAGTTTCTTGTGCGTCAAGAAAAGCGTAAAAGGGAACTGAACGCTAAGAAAAGATCACACAGGAGCGAACTTGCATCTCGAATTTCATCGTATGTCTGTTTAACAGGCCATACATTCGACGATGTAAAAAACCTTTATGTGTACCAGTTTTTCGATGGTTTAGATAGGGCAAATAAATTGTTGGAGTACAAAAATATTAGTATGGGATATTTTTCTGGAAACATCAAGCACTCAGACTATACAAAAGCCATTGAAAAGGTTGATTGGACACAATAAAATAATTAGGAAGGATGATTTGTTTTGGCTATTGACACTTCTAAATTTGCCGTACAGCAAATCTTCGTGGTTGATGCCTTCAACCTTGATACTGGTGCGCTGATTGCCCGTTTCGAGGACTTGAAGAGCTCTACCCTGAATAACAACGGCACTGTGGTTTATGCACAGGGCGGTGTCGGCAACCCCAAGATCATCGGATTCAGCCACTCCAAGGAGTCTACCCTGGAAGTTGAGTCCGCTGTTATCACCGGTGGTGCTCTTGGTATTCAGACTGGTTCTGGTCTGATTGACCTCACTGAGTCCAAGGATATTCCTTTTGACGAAGTTGTGATTGCCGCTTCTGGCGATCCTGGCACGGAGGCTACTACCACCTATACTGCTACTGGTGCTACTGGTGCTACTGGCAAGGAGATCGGTTTTGCCTATGTGCTGAATACCGATGGCACTGTGAAGAAAACTTTGACTCAGGACACTTCTGCTACTACTGGCAAGTTTGCCTATGCGACGGCTGGTAAGAAGCTGACCTTTGCAGAAGGCGATGTTGCTGTTGGCGACAAGGTTCTCGTGGTGTACTATCCTACTGCCGCAACTGCCTATCAGATTTCTAACAGCACCGAAGTGTTTGCGCAGAACGTGCGTCTGCATTGCAAGACCCTGTTCCGTGACACTTGCACTGGTAAGGACTATGTTGGCGTTCTTGTGATGTATAAGGCTAAGGCTGGTGAAGAGTGGTCCCTGGAGCTGTCTGCTGACGGTGATCCCGCTGTTCACGCTATCAGCTTTGAGGCATTGAAGTCTTGTGAGTCTCCCGTTCTGTGGGATATTTTCATTTACGATACTGACGATCTTTCTTGATAGGTGGTGATTTCTGATGCAACCCTTTTTCACCATCAAGCGTAAATCTGATGAAAAGACTGACTTTATCTATGAGTATGACTTCAAGAACGATAAGTTCATTGGAGACGTAGACAATTACACCTACAATGACATTGATGTTTTTATTGGTGTTCCATCTGAAATCCTTAAACCGCTTTTCATTCGTGAGAAGGTTTCTAAGGAAAAGTCTGAAGTTGTTGAATGATTGAAGCGGATTAAATCCGCTTCAATCATAACACATGAAATCGCAGAACGTAGGAGGGAGTTGTGATTATGCAATATGAAACTATCGTTGTGGCAGTTCTCTCTCTTATAGGAACACTTGCCGGTGCATACTTATCAAATAAGAAAAGCTCTGCTCTGATTGCATATCGTCTCGAACGCCTAGAAGAAAAGGCAAATGGTATCAATACAATCGAAGAAAGAGTCTACCGCATTGAAGAAAATCAATCCGTTGTAGATGAAAAGATTAAAAATGTGAACTATCGTATTACTGATTTAGAAAAAAGCGTAATAAGTAATTGACCGGAATTAGAAAGGAAAATTTTGCATGAATAACACTATTAACACTATTATCAACGGCTACACCAGTGGTAAGGTCTCTGTGGAAGAAACTAATAAGGCTCTTGCGAACGCAAATGCCGGTTTTTCTTTCCAGCCTGGGAAGAACGCTCTGACTGCTGATGAGATTGCGTCCACTAAGGTCGGCAAGCTCCCTGGTGATGTGACCGGCTATGGCCTCCTGTCTACTGGAACTGGTACTATGGATAAGGTTCATGTCGTAAACGGTAAGGTTCAGGGCGGTGCTGTCAACACGGTTGTGAATGGCAAGCCTAACGAGTATGATCTGGTCTATATTGGCGGTCAGACTTGGCAGGTCTTTGGTGATCAGCTTGGTGAGATTGCGCCCAAGGATGCACCTTGGTGGGCTCCTCTGCATACCTTTGTTGGTCATGTTGCTTGGCAGGATGAAGTTTCTCAGTACATTCCTGAGTATGACATGGTTTACAATCGTCCCAAGTATCATGGTCAAGAAGTTGTGAAGGGTGCCATCCGCTATAAGTATGCCGAGAATGGCACTTGCAAGTATCAGCCCAAGTCTATGGCTGATTATGATAAGGCGCATGGGCGGGTGTAATCTATGGACATTTCTTCTCTTGGCATTACTGGCGTAACTGCCATTACTGTTATTTGCCTGTTGATTGGTCAGGCTGTAAAGGCTACTAAGATTGATAACAGTTGGATTCCTATTGTGTGCGGTGTGTCTGGCTTGATTCTGGGTGTTGTTGGTATGTTTGTCATGCCCGACTTCCCAGCAAGTGACTATCTGACCGCCGCCGCTATCGGTATCGTGTCCGGTTTTGCGGCAACTGGTGTCAATCAGGCTTTGAAACAAAAGACTAAGACTGAGTAATTTTCTGGGTGGTTGCCACCAAGTTGACACCACATGGCTGAGAGCAAACGCCCCCAGAAAACAGTGAGCCGTCTGTTGCAGCAGATGGCTCTATCGTTCCATGCAAGTGACCATTAAATGGTCACTTGCATGGTCTATTTTGACACGATTATTAAATGGGTGGTAATATGATACTTGCTTTAGATGCAAGCACTACAAGCACGGGCTATGCCATATTTGATAATGGTGTTTTGATAGACCGTGGCGTAATACGTCCCAAAGGTGGAGACGTAAAAGAAAGAATTAAGTATGTCTATTGGGCAATCAGAGTTCTATTTGAAAAGTATGAATATCAGCATGTATTTATTGAAGATGTTCCACTTTCGCATACTGTCAATCGCCGTGTAGCAGAAAATCTTCTTCTGTTGCAGGGCACAATCTATTCTATCTGCATAGAACACGGTTGTCAATTTATACAAATGGAACCAACACATTGGAGAAAGTTGGCTGGTATCAAATCAAAAAGGCGTGACGAACAAAAGGCAGAAGCTATTCAAAAAGCCGATGAACTCTATGGATTCGGCTATCGTTATGTAGATGCAAAAGAAGATGCCAGAACTGGTGACTCCGATGTGTGTGAAGCTATTTTAATTGGAATAGCTGGTATGAAAAAACTTGTAGAAGGTGCTATTGTATGAAATTATCAGAATTCCTTAATCACTTCCGTATGCAGGAAGCGTCAAAGATGGCAGATGTAAAAATTTTAAGGTACATTCCATTTGACGAAAAGATCAGTATTCTCAAAAATTCCGAAAAAGAACTTCTTTCTGTTAATTTGAGTGGAATGACCGGAATGACTGAATTTGTAAAAGAAAAGGAAAAGTTCAGATTCTTTAGAATTCTGCTTGCATATACAGATTTGGAAGTTGATGATACATCTATTGAGATGTACGATGCCTGCCTTGCTATTGATATGGATAGATTCTTTACCCACTATTGCAGGGTAGACTATGAAAGATTTTGCAAAATGTTCGACGATATTGTTTCTATTAACGATGGATATATGCTAAGAGATGCACTTATGTCCGTTGGAACAGAAAGTATTGACGAACAGTTCCACAACATTGTAGAGGAGCTTGGTCAAAATGCTGGGATGTTTGCAAATCTGAACGAAATTCTCAGAATCAACAATCTGGGACTAAATAAGAAGTAATTCTTAGAAGGGGAGCCGTTTTATCACGGTTCCCCTTTTTTCAACCTTGCGCATAAGGCGGTGATAGAATGGCAGTTATGACTCAAAAACAGATAGAAAAGCTGTTGCAAAAGAAGGCAAAAGGCTTTGTAACAGAAATGGCAAAAGCATGTGAAAAACTGTTAAAACAAAATATCAGGTCTGAGTTATACGGAGAAGATCATACATCAACAAAAAATCCAACATATAGAAAAATATTCCGTGATCGTGCTTTAATTGGTGCTGTATTGAGAGAACCAACATCGAAAGAGTTTGGCGGATGGGGCACAACGATTGGATTCGACATTGGTTATCTGGAAAGTGCAGCAGAGCCAAAGGGTTATAATCCAGGTGTCGGGTCATACCTTGGCCGTTATACAGATGTGCATGGAAATTTCGTTGGTGACGATATGATTGCTGATGGATGGTTGGAAGATGGAGCTGACGGAATCGTTCCAAGAAGCGGCGCAGGGTTTATGCAAAAAACGGTTGATGAAATGGAAGATTTCATTGCTAATATTGGAGCAGAAGCGTATTTTAGCAATGAATTCGGTTCGATTTTAATTACTAGGTAGGTGATAGAGTTTTATGAGTGATATGGGTATTCAGCTTGGCATAACTACTGTTCCTGTTATTGACCAAAAGAGTTTTAACAATGCGACGAAGCAGTACCAGAAAATGCTAAATGCTACGCCTACCGTTGTTAAGATCAAATTTGATGCAGACACAAAGTCTTTAAAGAGTACATTTACCTCTGTAAGTCAACTAACGAAACAGTTTTCCTCCATTGGCGGAAAGATACAGCTTCCAGGAATCACAGAGGCTATCCAAGCTGGCGTTGAAAAACATAAAACAGAAGTAAGAGCACTTGAAAACGAATATGTCAATCTAAAAGCAAGAATTCAAGAAATCAACTCTACATTACAGGGTACAGCAAGAACATCTGCCCTGAGAGATGTATCTTCTCAAGTTTCTGACCTCGGAAAAAAGATCAAAGAGACGTTTGGTAAAGCAGAACTTGAAAACTTTGAAACCATGTTTGGAAAGATTTCCAAAAGTGGAATCAAGGGAATGGTTACAAATGTTTCCAAGCTGCAAACTTCGCTGACTGGTGTAAATAAGCGTGTTGTTGAAATTGCTGGTAATGGCGAAAAGATTATCCGTGTTACACAACAGCTTGGTGAAGATGGATGGGAAATTGTAAGCGTAAGAACGACTGATAACGTCAAAACGCTCAACAGACAAGTAGAGACGCTTAGGAAAAACCTAACGGCTCTTAAAACAAATGCCGGTGAAACTTCTTCTATTGGTATAACTGCACAATCCTTGTTGAATCAGCTCAATGGAATCAATACACAAGCACCGCAGGCAAGAAAGCAGCTACAAGGTATAGCAACAGATGCAAAGACAATTCAGCAGAGTTTTGCCAATTCAACCACAGCACTTGAGCAATACAAGAAAACAATCAGAGATATCACCAATTTAGAAATCCAGTATAATAAAGAAAGCCTAAAGGGAACACAGGCAGACGAAATTATGCTTTCAACGCTTAGAACGTTAATCGGTTATAAGCAACAAGACGCAAAAGCGTTAGAGGCTCAGATAGTAAATCAAAGAGAGTTTGCAGACGCACAAGCATATTCAGAAACAGAAATGCGTCGGCTAAACGAAACATTAAAACAGCAAGAAAAGGCTTTTAAGAAATCTCAAAGTATTATTGAGAATTTTAAGGGCGGGTTCAAAGACTCAGTTGCACGTGTTGCAAACTATACGATTGCATACCGTGCGTTGTGGAAAATAGTAGAAATATCAAGAGAAGCAATAAATGCCGCAAAAGAACTCGACGAGGCACTCAATAGTGTTCAGATGGTTGTCATGTATACCAATGAAGAAATGAAAGAAATGGCAAGTACATATTCCGATCTTGCTGTTCAATTATCTACCTCGTTGACCGATGTTATTAAGGGTGCGGATAACTGGCTTCGTATGGGTGAATCTGCGGCGAATGTTACAGAATTGTTGACCGCATCAACTGTCTTGTCTCGTGTTGGTCAAATTGACACAGCAGATGCGTCTGAATATTTGACCTCTGCGTTGCGTGGTTATAAGCTAGAAGCAGAAGATGCCATGCACGTTGTTGACGCTTTGTCACAAGTTGATATTGAATCTGCGTCAAGCGTTGCAGACCTTGCCGAAGCCATGCAGAGATCAGCAAATACTGCGTCTGTTGCTGGCGTTGAGTTTGAAAAACTTATTGGATATATTGCGACAGTAAAAGAAGTTACACAACAGTCAGCTTCTGTTATTGGTAACGCAATGAAAACAATCTTCTCTCGAATGGGCTCAGTTAAGGCTGGCGTGTTCTTGGACGAAGATTTGGAAACAGAATACGAAGATATTGACACTTTTATCAACGACGTTGAAAAGGTTCTTTCAAAGGTCGGAATTCGTGTTCGTGATACAAACAAGCAGTTTAGAGATGCACAGGACATTATTGATGATGTAGCAAAACAGTGGAAGAATTATAGCGACCTCGAAAAAAATGCGATTAGTAACATAGTCCGCCAGTATGGAAACATATTGGTTGAACTTCCCTGAATGGCTGGAAACTCCTTAGAGTTCTATTGCCACAACATAGACATGAAATATGGTCAAGTGTGATGGCTTAAAAAGTATAGGAATTGGAAAATCAGCCGCCAAGTTCCGAATAGGAAAAGGTTCAACGACTATCTTGGGCACAAGAGTAGGAACAAGTGTTCCGAAGTGGGGAAGCACCTAAACCGTAAGGCATGGTGAAGATATAGTCTGCACTTATATGAAAGTATAAGATGGATTGGTGTAACGAACCAATCTGTAACATAATGGTGCAACCGCTATTGCAGGTAAACAAGTCTGGTGCTTGAACATATAGTAATATATGGCCCAGCGGTATATAAAATGGGTAGAATATGCTCAAATCGGTGAAGTTCCAGAAGTGGATAATACCGAGAGTGGTTAATAAAGTCTTGACGAACCTCCTTTTATGTGATATAATTACACTAAGGAGTGATATAAATGCTTATAGAAGAAACTGTAAAAACTAAAGTAACACCAAACATGGTAGAGTATTATAGGAGTAAAGGATATAATTGTGTTGTCGGTGAGTATATTTTTGTAAAAACTTCTGATTTAATGACAAAAAGCAATGTAAAAGTTAGATATATTTGTGATAAATGTGGTGAAATAATAACTATAAGATATTGTGATTATAATAGAAGGCATAAGGAGCAAAAAGATTACTGTAATAGGTGTAAATATGAAAAGACTAAGAAAACAAACCTTATAAGATATGGAAGCGAGAATGTTATGGGGAATAACAGCATAAGAGAGAGATTAGTAGAAACAAATATAAAAAGGTACGGTTATGATTCTGCTATGAAAAACAAGGATATTTCTGACAAGGCGAAGAAAACGTGTATGGAAAGATATGGTGTTGATAATCCAGCAAAAAGCAACATCGTTAAAGAGAAAATTATAAAAACGGATATGGAGCGGTATGGCGTAAAACACCATTTATCTTCAAAAGAGGTAATTGATAAAAGAATAGAAACAAATTTGAAGAGATATGGAGTTCCGCATGTGCTTATGTCGCCAGAAATAATAGAAAAGTCGAGAAGGACATTATATGAAAATGGAAGTTGTCCAACGTCAAAGCAACAAATACATATACACAGTATATATGGCGGGAAATTAAATTATCCTATTGGTAGAACTAATGTTGATATATTTTTTGAGGAATCAAATATCTATTGTGAATATGACGGCGGTGGACATAGATACATGGTGTTTTCAAAAATAATGTCAGATAAGGAATTTACAAACAGAGAGATAAGAAGAGGAAAATATCTTGAAAGCATTGGGCTAAAAGAATTTCGTATAATATCTAAAAGTGATACTATTCCTTCAGATGATACTCTTATAGATATGAAAAATTTTGCTTTTCATAAATTGTTAGATGAAGGATATAATTGGATAAAGTTTGATATAGATAATGGATTTGTTTCTTATAAGGGTTGTCAAGAACCTTATAAGTTTAATTAACCACTTGTAACGACTAAGTTGTATATTGGTGACAATATGCACACGGCATACATCCAATTTGGATGAAGGTATAGTCTGAACTGTGCGCATAACAAAATGAAGGCACAGACACAAGAAGAAATTCTTGTGCGCCATTTTATGATGGTATTTAAGTAACATTTTAACCAGACAGCGGGAGAACGCCCTTGCGCTCTTCGAGAACTATGACAAAGCGTTGGAATTAACCGAGGCCGCATATGATTCTACTGGCTCTGCTATGGAAAAGTATAATATATACCAAGAATCCATAGCGGCAAGCCAAGAGCGTATTACTGCGCTATTCCAAAAAATGGTTTCTAATCTTGACCTTTCTGATGTTATAAAAGACGTATTAGAGCTTGCAGAATTGCTAATGAAAATAGTATCGTCTGATGCATTGGAATGGGTTTTAAAGCTATCTCCTGCAATTCTTGCAGTTGGCTATGCTCTTAGACAGGTTAGCAAGGCGGCAAGTCCTCTTGCAAGACCTGGACTAATTAGTATATTTACATCCTCTACGGCCGCTACTATATTGGGTGTTGTGGCGGCAGCAACGGCGTTATATTGGATATTTAAAAAACTTTATAAGAGTACCGATGATTTACGTGATAGTGTTTCTGGTTTAGAGAACGAAATAGCGTCTGCTGAATCTGATATATCAAAATACAAAGACAAACTAAGCACTATTAATGAAAGAATTGTAGAGCTAAATCGCCTAAAAAGCACAAAAGGACTTTCTATAACAGAAGAGGATGAGCTAAGAAATCTCCAGCTTCAAAATAAAGAATTAGAGCTTCAAATAATGTTGCTGGAACAAGAGCTTGAATTAAAAAAGAGGCAACAAGAAGAAGATGCTGTAAAATTATTTAAAAGTTATAGCACGCAATCAGAAATTATGCCAGGTGTATATGAAGAAAATACGGCTGACGAATTATTAAAGTCATATGCACAAAGAATAAAGGAAGTACAAGATCAGATTTTAGACCCAGAAACATCAGAAAAAGACCTACCTGGTTTACAGAAAGCTCTCGATAACTTGATGGCCAAGGCTGTTCCGCTTGCACAAGACTTGGCAACTGTAAATTCTGTGCTTGGAGATACTAACGAGTATGGCATTGCGGCAGGAAATGCTCTTGAATATTACTATGGCGTTATAAAATCTGTCGAAGAAAGAACCGATGAGGTATTTTCAAAGGAAGTATATCAAGAAGCAATAGATGAGCTGACAGAGCTTGCCGCCACTGGTGAACTTACAGCGGCTACGCTTAACAACGACAAATATTCCGGACTTATGGACGAATTGTCCAAAGTTGGATTAAGCGTTGATGATGTAATTGCGAAGTTTACACAAATGGCAGAAGAGGCTGGAATAGCGGCAAACGATATGAACCAAGTGTCATATTTTGACATGGTTAATCGACTTCAAGATGAGATTGGTGTAGTCGGTGACGCATTAAAAGAATTAAATGAAACTGGCTACTTGACGCAAGAAGTTGTGCAGAGTCTTGAAGATGCCGGATATGAACTTGCGGACTCATTAACTCTGACAGAAAATGGATATGTGATAAACAGAGAAGCATTGTTGGCTCTGCTTGAAGCAAAACGTGCAGAATATCAAGCAACAATGAAAGAGTCTTTGCAGGCCGCCGCTGAACTTGTTGGCGCAAAGATTGATGAAAAAGATTCTTATGATGCGGTAACAAATTCAATTCTGGCAAAGATGGAAGCTCAGTTGGCAGAGGCAAGGGCTACTGCCATGCAGTATTCACACGCCCAGTGGGGTGCCTTCCGTGACAAAGACATGGAGACATTCTATTCCAATCAAACTAAATGGAAAGAGCAAGCTGAATATGTTAATCAGCTAAGAGAAGCACATGAAGATTTAAAAACGTCCATTGCAAACATGGATGCCTATGATACTGCCGTTGACTATATTATCAATCAAAAGACCAAGGGTTCTTCAAAGAGCGGTGGAAGTGGCGGTGGAAGCAGTTCGTCCTCTACGGCAGATGTTGAGTCAGCATTTGAAAGAGAAATTAGGATTCTTGAACACCGTCAGTTCCTTGCAGAACAGTGGGCAGGTGTCTACAAAGATAATGCTGATACTGAACTGCAATATCAGCAAAAGATCAATGAACAAATTGAAATCTATGGACAGTTGATGGCTCGTGTTCATGAAGAAGCAGATAATTACAGAAAGCAAGGATATGACGACGAATCAGAAACTATCCAAGACCTGCAAAAGCAGTATTGGGAATACTACAATGCAAGAAAAGACCTAATTGATGATCTTGCCGATTATCAGAAAGAAAAGGAAGAAGAAGAACGTGAAGCCGTCGAAGATGCGCTTGATAAGTTAAAAGACGCAATCAATGACCTCATTGACGAGGCAGAAGATCGGCTTGACAAACTTCTTGACTATTACGACTACCAAATCAAGAAGTTGGAGTCTATGCGTGATCTTACGAAATCGTATTATGACTCCATCAATGAGGTAGCGGAACTGCAACATGAAATTGATGTTGATCTTGCAACCTCAAAGTCTAAATATGCCTATCTTGATGAAACACTTCGTAAGACATTGTTCAATGAAGATGATTATAACAAGTTATCATCGAAACTACAAGGTATTGCCGCCGATTGTGACGCTCTGTATTCCAATTATTTGTCACAACTGTCATCTTTGACCGAAGATGAAATCTACAAGGCTGATATTATCACGGACGAATACGAACGCCAGTACAACTATAAGCTGATGGAATATCAGGTTGCAAACGCAGAATTGAATTTGATTCGTGCGCAAGCAAATCTGCAAGAAGTATTGGCCAATCGAAATGTCCGTATGTACCAGAATGGTCAGTGGACATGGGTGGCAGATCATGAAGCCGTTGCAGATGCAGAAGAACAGCTTGAAGAAGCAAAGTATAACTATCGTCAGGCGCAAATTGAGCTTCGTCAACAATCTGTTATTGACAACTATGACCAGATGATAGCAAGCCTTGAAATGCAAAAGGGTGCGCAAGAGGCAGAATTTGAAGCCCTTCGTGAACAGTGGGAAGAAATTGAAAAGCAACTTACTACAGAAGCGTCTGCCATGGACCAAATTCTTGAAGTTATCAATACAAACAACTTGCCGCAACTGTCTGAAATTATCAACAAGACTGGCGATTCTTTGCTGAGTCTTATCAATAGATTGTCTGGTATGGTTGGCGGTGGAAGCATTGGTGGCTCTAAGGGTTCATCTGGTGGTGGAGGCGGTTATTCCTTCGGCGGCGGCGGAGGAGGCGGAGGCGGTGGCTCCCAGAAAGACTTCATGGAAGATGTGGGAAGCGACCCCGACAACTACAAAGATGGTTCTTCTGGATATATTCCCAGCTATAACCCATCTGTTGACTACTCACAGGTATATAATGACTTGAAAGAGCAGGGTGCCTCGCAGAAAGTTCTTGACAAGATTGAGGATTATCGTGACCAAAAGGTTGAAGATGTTTATGGTGGAAAAGACCCCAATCCAGATTGGAAAAAGAGCTATGATACTGGCGGAGTTCTGAATGGACTTGGGGGTATTAAGGCAACAGAAAAGGACGAGGTGGTATTTGAACCAGACATTGCTTCCAAATTGTTGAGCCCAACAAAATCGAGGGAATTCTTAAATTCTGCGGAAGCTCTGACGAAAATCATGAACAATTCTTCCGGTCTCAACCGAATCATGAGTGCTCTAAGTGGCATTGTATCGCACAACCAAACCTCCTATACTGACAGCCACAACATTGTTCTAAATGGCGACATTGTAAGCAAGATTTCTAATGAAGATTTCAATTCCATTTCTTCTGTTTTGAAGAGATATATTCCTGTTATGAAAGGGGTGTAATGCGTGGGACAATTTAGACCATCTAGTTTGATTCCGTCAACTTTAACATCAGATTATACAGTTGATGCGACAGTAGATAACATTTTTACTTGTAAGATCAACGGAACAAGCACGACTACAAAATACCGTTTGCATATTATGAAAAATGACTCTGCAAGTACCAATGTATATGATACTAACATTGTCACATTAGATACGCCCCTATATCCAGTAAATTTTGATGGCACAGAAAACCAGTTATCGGTGACTGTGCCATCAACTTCTGGCATGATAAATGGCGAAGAATACAAGTGGACAATTACATCTTATTGGTCTGATAATGATTTTTATGAGTCATTTGACAATGTATTCAAAGCATATGCAACGGCCACAGTAGCCATTGATTCATTTCCGTCACCGTTGACGCAGAAACAACACACATTTAAAGCAACGGTGACACAGGCTCAGGGCGTTGGTGTTGAAAGATTTGGCTGGATCATCAGAAATAAAACAACCGGCGAAGTTATGGTTGACACCATCACGTCTGGAAACGTCTACTCTTCTGATGTAAAAGTTTCCTATGATGGATTCTTAAACGGTGAAGAGTATGAAATCATGGTTCACTGTTGGATGGCAAATGGAACATCAATCCAGACAGAATATCAGACAATTACTGTTTCTTATTCCGTAGGACCGTTTGAATCTGTTGTTACAGCAAAACAGACGGAAGATTCTGGTGTTTTGGTGCAATGGTCAAACATCTACTATGTTTTCGGCGTTCCGTCTAATGATGATTATTCCTATGAACTGGAATATCCGTTTAATCTTTATTACGATAATGTATATTTGAAACTTGCGGCTGGAAACAGTTTAACCTATCGTGAAATCACAGGACAGGCGATCAATTTACCAAGTACGATTACACATACGATTTGTTTCTACTGTGAAGAAGATAATGCAAGCATTTATAAAGCAAACGGACAAGATTCCACAGGTTCGCCATATTATCTGGAACTGAGTCAATCTTCTGGACAAATCTGGTTGGATATTAACGGAACAAAGAAATCTATTTACACAATTCAAAACCAAGACAGATTTATCACGCTGTCTATTGACCCAAATCAGGTGCGAATTCAGCATATGCAAGGCGACCTTAATGGTCTATATCCATCAGAGACGCTTTATCCGTCTGACACACTTTATCCAAGAGATCAGACATATAGCTTCAAAGAGGAAACCCTTGTATCTGTTGATATTATCACAAATGGAACATTCCAGACATTTGTGTTAAGTGGCCCATCAAGACTGAGATATTTCTGGATTCGTGTTGCTCCAATTCCAAGTGATATTTGGACAAACCTCCTGAATCCAAAGTATCTGCCAGAGTGGGACCCAGACACAAGAATTCTTGCAACATTCCAGAATACATTGTCTGCCGGTAATGCACAATCATCTTCCGAGGTTGTTGGATGGCTTGTATATCGTCAGGATGAAGATAACAGCACATTGCGGTTTATTAGAGAAAATGAACCAGAGAGAAACTACTTGATTGACTACACAGCAAGAAATATGGTATCGTCGGAGTATTATGTATTCCCGTCCTTTGAGACAGAAATTGGTATTCCAAACGTTTCACAACCGTTTACGCCAAAATGGTGGTCTTGGGATTTGATTGTGTGCAGCAAGTATGGAAACGATCAATACTATGTAGATGAAGTGCATAAATTTGATCTCGATGTATCTTCTGGACAGCTTACAAATAATACACAAATGTCAGTTTTGCAGAACTTCACTCCGTATGCGAAGATACAGGCTAACACATCAAACTACTGGTCTGGACAATTAACTGCATTGCTTGGAAACTGTGCAGTAACCTATTCAGATACTGTTGCAAAGATGAACGCAATAAAAGCTCTTTCTAATGACGGGAAAGATAAGTTTCTAAAAGACAGAAAGGGTAACTTCTGGAAAGTAAGAATCAATTCTGCAATTCAGGAACAAATGACAGATGCTTATATTGAGCAAGCTGTCAATGTAACATTGATGTGGATGGAAGTAGGAAGCTCCGCCGCTAGTAGTGTTACCGAGTATTTAACAACAGAACTTGAATCTATTGAAGCGAAAGGATGATGGACATGGATATTGTTGTTGGTTTGCAAGTTACCGGACAGTGGGTAAAGTCTGATGGAATAACATTTGTATCTTCAAGCTGTAATATATATTCATGTTCTTTCGACTTTTCAGAAGATTGGCAAGAATATACAAAGACTGCGGTGTTCCGTCTTAATGACGGAACACCCATTGAAACTCCAATATCAAACAATACCTGCAAGATTCCATGGGAAGCCTTAGATAGCCCAGGTGTTTTGAGAATTGGTGTTTATGGATTATCTGGACAACAACCTGATTTAAAACGATATCCAACTGTTTGGTCAAGAGAGATCAGGGTTGTAGAGGGCGTTCCAGACGGGGATGATGAGCAACCTCCGTCTCCGAGTGTTTACGAGCAGTTTGTTGAGGATGTAAAGGATTCAGCAGATAAAGCACAATTAGCCGCAGAAGAAGCCAAAGAAGCAGCCGAGAAATTTAAGCAGTACGATGTTGGACATGGACTAAAACTCGAAGATGATGGACAAACTCTTGCTGTTGATGCTGTTAATGATTTTGATGGAGATAATACGCTCCCGATAACAGCGGCCGCTGTTCAGGCTTCTATCGGAAACATTGAAATTGTGCTAAGTAAAATTTAATTGGGGGGGGGCTAACGTTATGAGCGTTGCAACACAAATTGAAAGAATTCAAACTGACAGAGATACTATACGTGCAAAAGCAGTAAATTTGGGAATTGCGCAGGATAATGCAAATCTTGATGAGCTTGCTACTGCGATTAGCGGAATTGTGAATAATGGAGCCGTTTCTGCGGAAGTAAAAGAAGGCGAAACTTATACAATTCCAAAGGGCTACCATAACGGTTCTGGTACTGTTAGCGGTGTTGCTGGTGGCGGAAACTATAAATTGCAATCTAAGACTATTCAACCCACAAAGCAACAGCAAAACATTACACCCGATAGTGGATATTATGGTCTGTCAGACGTAACCATCGAAGCAATCCCTGTTTCATATCAGGATGTTTCCTCTGTTACCGCTACTGCGCCCGATGTTCTGACGGGTAAGACTATTGTTAGTTCTACAGGAGTTGTTACGGCCGGTACAATGAAGAATAATGGTGCGGTGTCAAAAAAACTGGACACTACAACCACTTCTTATACCATTCCTGTTGGCTATCATAATGGTTCTGGCTCTGTTTCTATTGATACAGAAGAGAAGAGCGCAACTCCAACTACATCTGTGCAGGAGATTGGACCTACTGCTGGCAAGGTCTTGTCCAAGGTAACGATTGGGGCAATTCCTGCACAGTTTGCCAACACAAGTGATGCAACTGTTGTTGCTGAAAATTTGCTTGATGGTGTAATTGCATATGGTTGTGTTGAGGAGGGCGACGAAGAGAAGGTCAAGAGGGCTGTCAAAGTTGAGGGTACGATGCCCAATAACGGTAGCGTTAAGCAGACGCTGAATACTACCACAACCTCTTATACGATTCCTAAGGGATATCACGATGGCACTGGTGCAGTTTCTATCACAACCGAGACTAAGACAGCTACGCCAACTAAATCTTCGCAGAGTATTACTCCTACAACTGGAAAAGTCCTGTCTAGTGTAACTGTTGCGGCCATTCCAGATGTTTATCAAGATGTGTCAGCCGTCACTGTTACCGCAGATAAAATGTTGGTTGGAAGCGTTGCTGTTGGAGCGGATGGTTCAACCATTAAAGGTTCAATGGCAAACAATGGGGCTATGAATAAGGAAATTGATGGTCTTACAACTTCTTCTGTTGCAATCCCCGCAGGTTATACTACTGGCGGAACTGTGTCTTTGACAAGTGATATCGAGGATGCATTAGCCGCCATCTAAGGAGGTCGGCTATTTTGTCTATTCAAACAGAAATAAATCGTATTAACGAATCAAAGGTTGATATTGCTCAGGCCGCTATAAACTTTGGTCTTGATGTGCCGGATGGTTCAAAAATAAATGATTATGCGGAAGCTATTTTGGCATATTCGCAGAAAAGCAACAAATATATTCACTCGTTTAGTGGTGCAACAACTGTGTCTATCCCAGCGTCAAATCACGGTCGAGTGCCACCAGTAATTGATGTTTATATACTGGTTGGGTCAACATATGTAAAAACAGTCGGTTATCCGACAGATGGTTACAAGGTGGCTGTCGATTCTTCCGGAAATATAACAATTACATTTAACGCCAAAACAAGTGGAAAGGTTATTATAATGTAAGGTGGTGAGCATATATGCCGAGTAGATATGACGAATATTTACAATTATTGAAAACTAATTTTACCCCAGCAATACGATTAGAGTGGTTGAATCCAGATGGAACGGCATATGGAGAGCTTACCAATCAATACGTTGATATGTCTGGAACCTTAACGATTGGAATGGAAAATGGTACAAGACGTACTGCAACAATTACGTTGGAAAATACAGATGGGGAGCTGGCTATTGAGGCCAGCTCCATCTGGTATGGAAAAATGGTAAAGTTGTGGATGGGGCTATACCTTTCTGACGGAACACCGTACTATCTTCCACAGGGCGTATTTTATGTAACTGGCGTACAAGAGGTCAATTCTCCTGGACAAAGGACATTAGACTTGACATTGGTTGATAAATGGTGTATGCTAGATGGTACAATGTGGGGAAACTTGGAAGGCATTTATTTGTGTCCAGTCGGGTCTAACATTTATGAAGCAATCGAAGCACTTCTAAAAACGTCAAGATTTACAGGACAAGACGTTGTAACAAACAATGAACCGCTTGTAAATGCCGTTGATTGTATAAAGCCGATGTTTTCCTCATATTATGTTGATAAGACATATACAGACTCAACGCAAGACCCACCAGTTACCTATAAGTCCATTGAAACACCGTATGAAATTCGAGAGGAATACGGAAAGACATATGCAGACATTCTTCTTGAATTTGCAACCATGCTTGGCGCTTATATCTATTATGATGTAGATGGTCGTCTAACGATTGAGCCAACACAAGACGATATTTCCGATATGTCAAAGCCAACGCTATGGACATTTACACCAGACGAACAGGAGTTTATGTCTGAAACGTCTATGCACGATTTCACGACATTTTACAACGATATTATTGTCATTGGATATATTACGGATGGGTTGCAGGCAAAAGGAAGAGCGCAGAATGTGAATCCTTCTTCGCCAACGTCAATTCCTGTTATTGGAATTAAAACTTATCCACCCTATCAAGATACCGCCTACTACACCGATCAACAGTGTGAAGAGCTGGCAAGTTATTATCTCAAAAGACAGACAATTAAACAGAGAAGTGTTACTATTACTTCATCGCCTATGTATCATTTGAGAGAAAACAGGTTGGTTCAGTGTATCAGACCATATACGAGAGTAGAAGAACCGCTTTTGGTAAGTGGTATCAGTCTGCCAATCGGAACCAATGGTACAATGTCTATTACGGCAACATCTGTAAATGAATTCAACTTTGATTCTTCAATCAGAGAGACGTTTAATGTAACGGCAAATGAAACAATCCTCAAAGAGTGGGCATTTGACATTGATAAACCGTTTATTGATACTACTGGTGACACGGTGACTGTTTATTGTAGAAATGAAGATTGGGAATCTGGCGCAAAGACCTTGACATTTACTTCAACTAATGCTACAATAACAGCAGTAGGCGGAAGTACATCGGTTTCTCCGTCTATGACACCTGCTGGGCATACTGGATATTTCCAAGTTCAGCTTACAAACATTACTGGGCCAGTTGTTATGACAGTGACTAATATATAAAGGAGTGGTAAAGTGAAAGATCAGGGAGCTATGGAATTTATCAATCAGGTAAAAGACATGGCAAAAGAGGAGATGAAACAAAGTTCTACCGGATATATTAAAGTTGTTCCTGCTAGAGTTGTTGGAATAAGCGGAGACAATGCAGTAGTTCGGCTCTCATATGCACCAGCAGATGGTAGTGCAGATTTTACCATTCCAATTATCACAAGGCAGACGATCTCTGTGAACGATGCAGTAAATGTGGCATATTGGGGAAATCTATCAACTGGTATTGTATTATCGAAGGGGTGAAATTATGTATAGAATTATTAAGCCAAAGAAGTTTCAGCTTTATGTAACATCTAAAAATAATAAGATGCGTGCAAGTCAAGTTCGTGCAGAAACTGGCGCAGACATTGTTATCAATGCCTCTTTGTTTGATTCTGACAAGTGGACTGCTCTTTGTGATGTGAAGGTAGATGGAAAAATTCTTTCTAATGACAAGTACAATTATTGGGGCTATGGTTGGAATGCGAACGACAATCGTATGCACATGGTAAATGACATTAACATGTATGCCAACTATATAACATGTGCCGCCCTTATCAAAGACGGTCAAAATGTAAAGATTACTGCTGATGCCGCAGTCCGCAGAGCCGCAGGAAGAACTGCAATCGGCTTCCGTGAAGATGGTATGATGGTTGTATTTTGCACCAAAGAGGGCGAAAACAACATGTCTCTGGAAACCCTGAGATCAAAGTTCTATGATTTTGGATGCGTAGATGCTCTTGCTCTTGATGGTGGTGGAAGTTCTCAGCTCAGTCAAGAGGGAAGCGAGTATGTATATTCTTCTCGCTATTGCCACAACTATATCTGCATTTGGATTGATAAAGAAGAAACGAATCCTGGGAACACCGAGACTCCTAATGAATCCAACGAGAATCCATATAAAGAACCGACCAGAAATCTCAGCAACGGGTGCTCTGGCGAAGATGTGAAGTGGTTGCAGTATGAACTAAATAGAAAAATCAAACAGGCTGTGGATGGTATATTTGGGACAAATACCAAAGAAGCTGTAAAGCTGTTTCAACGCCTGAATGGTTTGTCTGTTGATGGGATTGCTGGACCCAATACGATTTCTTTGTTGAAATGAGGTGTTTGTATGACTGATAAGGAAAAGATTGCAAAAGTAATGGAGCTGGCGTTCTCCTATGTGGGAACGAAAGAGGAACCGCCTAATAGTAATAATGTGTGCTTCAACACACGGTATTATGGCAGAGAGGTTTCTGGTAGTAACTACCCGTGGTGTATGGCTTTCCTGTGGAGTCTGTTTGATGAAGCGGGTTTGTCAAAGGAGTTTGGGAAGAAAACTGCCTCTTGCACTACGTTTAGAGATTCTAATAAAGACAAGATTATCACCAAGGGCTTTAAGCGTGGAGATATTATTCTGTATAATTTCAACAGCAAGAGTATTGACCCATTTACGTCTACTTGCTATCACTGTGGTATCTGTGTGTCTACCACCTCTACCACGATTACGACCATCGAGGGTAACACCTCCGTGGAGTCCAATGACAATGGCGGTAGTGTCATGAAGCGTATTCGTATGCGTGATTGGGTTGTATGCGGAGTTCGTTTGATTGGAGAGATGAATCCTGTGAAGTATCAGAGTGCAACGCTTCCTATCTTGAAGAATGGCCACACTATGCAGGCTGTTAAGGCTTTGCAGGGTGCCTTGAACGCTATTGGCTATGAATGTGGAGATTGTGATGGTATCTATGGCACAAAAACCGAGGCCGCTGTACGTAAGCTCCAAGGTGATACCGGAATCTATGTTGATGGCGAATGTGGCAAAGACACCTATGGCAAAATCTTTAAAGATTGCTAAAACACTGTTTGACCGCTTGACAAAGGGTTAAAAATGTGGTATACTCCTAATAGTAGGAGGTCGATATGTATATTATAAGCATTTATGACGGCTACCCAGATGGGGATAGATACTCCTCTGCTCCTAAGATCACAAAGAAAGATGCTGTTCAGTATGTGGTAGATGTAATGCAGACAAAGTACCGTTCTACGGACAATGTTGATAAGCGCATTGAAATTAGAAATTTGATAGAGCATGTCAGCAACGGAGATATGTCTATGATTTCTGACAAAGAATATACGATTGCATATGATATTGTGACAAGAGATGAATGGGAAGTCAACAAGAAAAGAGAAATTGACAAAACAAAGCAAGAAATTGAACGTCTGCAAAAGTTTATTGCAGAGAAAAAGTCTGAATTGGCTCGACTTGAAACGGTGGGGCATCTGTAATGGATGCCCCATTTTTAGCCAAAATTAAAAGTTTACAAAACGTTCATATTTACGCCTTGACAACGGCGTTTGAATGTTGTAAAATAAGAAAACGGAGGATAAAAAGATGAAAGTAACACTATATGGTAAAAATGGATGCCCCCGCTGTTTCTATTGTGAGACTAAGATGAAACAAATGGGCGATATTGAACTTGAAGTAATTCAAGATGAAGATGCGGCAATTAAGCTCGTTGAAGAAAATAATCTACTGGGCGAATTTCCTATCCTGATTACAGATGATGGGATTTTTCAATCATCCGATGCAGTAGATTGGGTGAAAAATAGGTAAGGGGAAGATTGGATTGAAGAGTAGCAAAACCATTGTTGAAGAATATTTAAAAAAAAATGATTGGCGTGTAAAGGAAAACTCAAATTCGCCATTTAGTTTTGGCGCACTTAACAAATATATTACATCAGAAGTAAGTAAGGATTACTGGCTTCATAATGTCTATACTCCTGAAATTGCAGAAGCGTATGTTGATGGACATATCCACATCCATGATCTTGGGTGCCTTTCCCTTTATTGTTGTGGGTACTCTCTGAAAACTATTCTCATGAAGGGTGTTCGTGGTATTCCCAATATTCCATCTTCTGCTCCCGCAAAGCATTTTGACTCTGTTCTGAACCAGATTGCAAATCTGACTACAATCTTCCAGAATGAAATTGCTGGTGCAGTTGCATTTAACAGTTTTGATACGCTTCTTGCGCCTTTTATTCGTGTTGATAGTCTGTCTTACAAGGAAGTTTTGCAATCTATGCAGAACTATGTGTTTAGTATCAACTCTAACTCCAGGGCTGGTGCCGAGCCTGCGTTTTCAAACCTGACCTTCGACCTTACTCCGCCCAAGGATATGAAGGATGATCCGGCTATCGTTGGCGGAGAATTTATGGATTTCACTTACGGTGATTGCCAGAAAGAAATGGATATGCTAAATAGAGCGTTTTTTGAGGTCATGCTGAATGGTGATAGCCAAGGGAAACTGTTCGCATATCCCATTCCTACATACAATATCCATGGAAAGTTTGATTGGGACAACCCAAACAACGAGATGTTGTGGGAAATGGCTGGAAAGTATGGAATACCCTATTTTGCAAACTTTATCAATTCTGAACTTGACATTGGCGATGTTCGGAGTATGTGTCCTCTTGACGGTGACGAAGAGATTCTTTACTATAACAAGAAAAATGGTAAATTTCATAAATCAACCATTAAGGCGTTATATGATAGAATAAGGGATGGCCGTGATTACTATATTCTTTCTGATGGAAAGCTCCGGCAATTTAGGGTAAATCGGTTTGATGAAGTACCTAATTTTGAAATCGAGACTGTAAATGGTATGTCTATTAAGACAACTGGAAATCACCTGAACAAGGTTTATAATAGGGCAGAACCTGTTCAGACAAAGCATCTTACTACGGATGATTATCTGCCTGTGTCTAAGTGTGTCTTTGAAGGTGAAGATATGCTTACATACGAGCAAGGATTTATCGTTGGTGCATTTCTTGGTGATGGTAGTTATACCAATAACGGTGTTGTGTTCTCTTTGAATAGAGACTCAAAAGCTGGCACTTTAAAGTTTATTGAGGAATATACTAAGAAACACTTTGGTGCTTCTATTAAAGAGATGGACTGTATTTCTGGCATTAGCGGCAAGGCAAGTTGTGTAAATGTTTACTGCAATTCTGCTTTTCTACGCTCTTTCATTTCTGAATATGTTTATGGCGGAAACGCTCTAAATAAGGGTATCAATGCAAAAGCATATAATAGGTCTGTTCAGTTCAGAAAAGGTATTATTGATGGCCTTTATGCAACTGATGGCGGCAATAGCCTTCGTATTTATACTTCTTCCGTTTCTTTGCGAAATGATATTGTAACACTTCTTAGTACGATTGGTATTCCTGCTACTATTTCTGTTGATGTAAGAGAGGGTAGACTTGGAACAAATCCCTGTTACACTGTTAAGTGGTATGAAGATACCAGAAGTTGTTATGGCGATGTGTTCATTCAGGATGAAGATTATATGTGGTTCCGCATTAAGTCTGTAAAGGAGATTCCTACGCAAAAGACAACTTCTTATTGTGTTGAAATTATGGAGGATTGCGAGCCCGTCTTTACGCTTCCAAATGGTATTGTAACACACAACTGCCGCCTCCGGCTTGACCTTTCAGAACTTAGGCGCAAGAATGGTGGCCTGTTTGGTTCTGGTGATAGCACAGGTTCCATTGGTGTTGTAACTATTAACCTTCCCCGTATTGCCTATGAGACTAAGGGTGACAGAGATAAATTCTTCATTGAACTTGATAAATACTTAGATATCGCACGTGATAGCCTTCAAATTAAGCGTCAATGGTTGCAAGAAAACATTCTTGATACTGGCGCAATCCCCGCATATAAGGAATATGTTGGAACGTTTGAGAGTCATTTCAATACATGCGGAATACTGGGCGAAAATGAGATGTGCATAAACTTTATGGGCAAAGATATTACTACACCAGAGGGAAAAGAATTTGCCATTGAGGTTGGCGAGCATATTCGTAATCGTCTTGTAGATTATCAAAATCAAACTGGTATATTGTTTAACTTTGAAGCAACACCAGCAGAGTCCACTTGTTATCGTCTTGCTCTGAAGGATAAGAGCATCTATCCAGATATTTATACGCAAGGCAATGGAGATGATGTATATTACACAAATAGTTGCCATATTCCAGTTAATTTGATTAAGGATATTAACTCCACATTTGCACATCAGGATGATTTGCAAGTTCAATTTACTGGTGGCACTGTCATTCATTGCTGGTTAATTGGCTCAATTCCTGGAGAACACGCAAAAACTATTGTTCGTGAAATGTTCAGCCGTTATCGTGTTCCATATATGAGTCTTTCTCCAATCTCACGGTATTGCGATGAACATGGATATATTTCAGAAAATGTTGATTATTGCCCAAAATGTGGGAAAAGATTGAAGAAATACCAGAGAATTACCGGATATTTGCGCTGTGTTGATAATTTCAATAAGGGAAAAGCCTCAGAGTTCAAGGATAGAGTGCAGTTGAATGGATAAATGAAAGTAAAAGGGATAGAGACAGAAAGGTTTCAAGATTATAAAAAGCCCTGTCTGTTTATAGCAACATGCCAATGTACATGGAAGTGTTGTATAGATGGCGGTTTTGACAACAATGTTTGTCAAAATTCCGATTTAGCAAAAATGCAAAATAAAGAGATCGGCATTGAAACAATATATGATTATTATATTTCTAATCCGATAACAAAGTCAGTTGTCCTTGGTGGATTAGAGCCAATTCTTCAATTTGATGAAGTTCTTGACCTTATTAAATATTTTCGCACACATGGGTGTGAGGATGATTTTGTAATATATACCGGCTATAAGAAAAACGAGATATATTATGAAATTGACCAGCTTAAACAATTCAAAAACATCATTGTCAAGTTTGGTCGTTATGTTCCAGGCCAAGAAAAACATTTTGATCCTGTTCTTGGTGTAGAACTTGCGTCTAATAACCAATATGCAGAAAGGATTTCTTAACATGATTGAACAATATATATCCGAACTGCAAAAGTTTGGTGAAAATGCGCCACATATAGAAGATATTCGGAAAGATCATCCATATCTTCTTGGCTATTTGAAAGTACAAGACAAGATGGATTTTACAGACGATATTGGGTTGATTGAACTGGTTGGAAAACAACTGGTTCAAGACCCACATTGTCCGTGTTCTATTATCAAATCAGAGAAATCCGTCTGCCCCTGTCTTGCTTGTAGAACTGTACAGCATTGTCACTGTGGAATGTTTGTGAAGAAAGTTCCAGTTGTTGGTGAATTGCAGTACGCCTAAACAGTAAATTTTCAAAAACGGTGTTTAGGGGTATTGACAAGACACAGAATATATGCTATAATATAATCAGATCAAGCGAAAGGAGTTCAATAAGTTGAAATTTGAAAAGGTTTCACAGAAGCAATACGAAGCTGATGCAAAAAATCTTGGTCATGACGGAGATTATTGGGCAGAATACGATAATCTGAAAACCCCAGAGAGAGGAACAAGACACAGCGCATGTTATGATTTCTATGCGCCATATGGAATCAAACTGAATCCTGGCGAAGAGGTCAAGTTTCCCTCTGGTATTCGTGCGGCTGATATGCCAATCGACTCCGTTCTTCTGATTTTTCCACGCAGTAGCACTGGAATTAAGAAGAATCTGATGCTGAATAATACGGTAGGTGTCATTGACTCCGACTACCAGTATGCAGAGAATGAAGGGCATATTATGTTTGCTGTGCGAAACTATGGAGATCATGTTCAAGAAATTGCGGCAGGAGAAAGATTTGCGCAGGGTGTATTTGTCAAGTATCTGATTACAGATGATGATAATGCGACTGCAAAAAGAAGTGGTGGAATTGGTTCTACCGGAAAGTAAAAAAGGAGAATGTTTATATGAATGACGTGGATAAGGTAACAAATAAGGTAAAGAATAGAATGATTGACATGGAACTGACCTATAAGTGTCAAGACTGTGGCAAGGAAGAAAAGATTTACCTGAAAGAAATTTTCAAGATTGACGACATGGGATTACGTATCAGTCGTCGTTGCAAGGAATGTAGAGAAAAGAAAAAGGGAAATTTTGAAAAGAAGGACTAATTATGGCAGACGAAAAGAACTATTTTAAAGAACTGTTAGAGGTAGATGTAACTGGGCATATTGAAAAGAAAAATGGCCTTGATTATATCTCCTGGGCATATGCCTGGGCAGAGGTAAAGAAGCGTCATCCGGATGCACAGTATAAAATCTACGAAAATAAGGATGAATTAAACTATTTCACAGATGGAAAAACGTGTTGGGTAAAAACTGGAATTATCATTGATGGAATTGAACACATTGAATATCTTCCGGTTATGGACTATCGCAACAAGAGTATTCCTCTAAATGCAGTAACTTCTTTCGATATTAACAAGACAATTCAGCGCAGTCTGACAAAGGCAATCGCACGACATGGGCTTGGACTTTCACTGTTCTATTCTGATCTTGCTGTTGACGATGCGCCAGAAGAGGAAAAGTGTGAGTCTTGTGGAAAGCCGATTGTGTCAGAACATGGAATTCCTGTTGAAAAGCTGATTGCAGGGTCTGTAAAAACCTATGGCAAGAAGTTGTGCTATCAGTGTGCTATGAAAGCCAAATCAGATATGAAGAAAGACGGTGAAAAAGAATGATTTTTGCAACATCAAATAGTTTTTGTAAGATTTGGAAGATTGAACAGAGGGACAAGGATTGTCTTGTTCAGTTTTCTACCTCTCGAAAGGATCGCCGTACTGAGGAATATCTGAACTCTAATTGGAACTTTGTTGTATTTGTCAGCAAGGCAAATGATAAAGTTCGCAATATGGAAAAGGGCGACAGGATTACGAACCTTAGCTTTGGTCTTTCTTGGGAGCCATATGAAAAAGATGGCGAAAAGATTTATGCAAAGTCGCCACGAATGGTTGTGTTTGACTTTGATAAGGTAGATGTGCCGAAGAAGTTGGACAACGAAGCTCTGGAAGATTTTGGTCTCTCAGAGGATGAACTGCCTTTCTAAGAACCTCTAAAGGGGAACATATTACGTGTTCCCCTTTTTTAGCCAACTAAAGAGGAGGTGAAAGATTGGCAAAGCTGGAAGATTTGGCAGATGTAAGAAGTGAATCTGGAATCGTCGCAACCTTAATCTGTATGCCAGAGATGTTGAATTTCAGTGAAACACTGACAGGAAAAGAGTTTACAGATGTTTTAAATGGTGTCTTATATGATACCATCAAAGATTTGTACGAAAATGATGTTGTGCAGATAGACGCTTTTAATATTGTTGCGTCTATTGGTGCAAATGAAAGTAGGAAGAAAAAGCTGGGCGGTGAGCCGTCCATAGAAATCATATCAGAAATTGTAGAAAATGCAAAATACATTGCACGTGGAACGTCAGAAGAATACATACTTCTGGTGTCTAATGTGATGGGCTTGGCCTATCGTCGTGCTTTATATAAAGATTTAAACTCTGCACAAGCAAAAGTATTAAAAACGACAGATATTACACAGCTTCAAAAAGATGTGTATGATTGTATAGATAGAGATACAGATAAATATATTGTTGGTGGTGAAGTTCCAAGTCTTGGGTCACAGATTGATAAGATTTGGGATGAAATTGAAGAAAAGCAAGCGGCGGGTGGCGGATATAAGGTAAAGTGTGTTCCAGAGCTGAACTCTTACTTTACCATAGAGAAACAGGAACTTGTCTTGTTTATGGGAAGAATGAAACAGGGAAAGTCTATGTTTTCTATGAATGTTGCCATGGATGTGATAGAACAGGGCGGAAAGGTTTTATATTTAGACACAGAGCTTTCTGACACTTTGTTCACAAGACGCTTATTGTCCTATCTGTCTGGTGTAGAGGCTGATGTTATCAAATGTGGTAAATATGAGGGAAATGATAGGGAACTTGTTGAAACCGCAAAAGATGCCTTGAGAAAGTTGCCTCTGTATCATTTATATATTCCAAGCTATACGTCAGATTCTTTGTATGGAACCATTAAGACCATGCAAAAGAAGTGTGGTATAGATACTGTTGTATTTGACTATATTAAACCATCAGAGGGTCATAGCGATGCATATTCAACCTATGCTTCTTTGGGAGACTTAACAAACCTCCTGAAGAATAAGGTTGCAGGCGATATGAAACTCCATGTGATTGCAGTTTGTCAAGCGTCAAGATCAGGTCAAGTTGCGGACTCAATCCGAATTGCACAATATTGTAGCTGTTTGATGTACCTAGAAAGAAAGACGCTGGATGAAATTCGTTCAGATGGTTTTGATTGTGGAAATTATAAATTCAGGGTTATGTTGAATCGCCTTGGTGCGCAGATGGATGAAACTGAATATATTTCTGCAAAGTTTCTTGGTCAAATATGCAAATTTATGCCAAGTAAACAAAAGAACAATGATGAAATTTTCGATTAAGGAGAACAATTATGGATTTTTCTCAGGAAGTTGCAAAGGTTTATAATAGGATTACAGACGGTGCGTTTTCTGATATGGAAACGCCAGCAGAGGATATTCTGGACGAATTTGAATTCTGTTATGGCCGTCTTGCAAAAGATGCGGCTGATTTGGAAGATAAGCTGGATGAACTGTTTAAGGATTGTCAGACAGTAGACGATTGTAAAGAGGCACTTGGCGATTATTTCGGTTGGGACACATATTGATGTAAATTGAAAGGACGGTGTTCTTTCGTGGATTATACGGATATGAAGAAAGCTATCAATATCGTTGAATATATTGGACGATATACAGAGCTGAAACAAATTCCTGGCGGGGAGTTTGTTGGATTATGTCCGTTGCACCATGAGAAAACACCGTCCTTTTTTATCAACGAAGAAAAACAGCAATTCTGCTGTATGGGATGCAATGTTGGCGGGGATATTCTGACATTTATACAGGCATATTATCATGTTCCATTTGAAGAAGCGGTTGAAATTCTTTCTTATGAAACAGGAAAATCACCAAATGTGTCAAAGCACATATTAGAGGAGATCAAAAAATTCAAAAAGAAGGATGAACCGTTTGTGCAAAGAATTTATCTGATGGACGACTGTATGAATGAATATCCAGAATCCCACCACATCAATGAATGGATGGCAGAGGGTATCTCAGAGGAAGTATTGACAAGATATAATGTCCGATACAACAAAGAGAAAACAAAAATCATGTTTCCAATATGGGATATTTATGGAAAGATTGTTGCAATCAAGTATAGAAATCTTGTTGATCTTCCAAAGTATAAACATGTCAATAAAGTTGGTGTAAAAGACTATTTGTACAATATGAATTTTGCCATCAACAGCATCATAGAAGAAGATGAATGTATCATTTTTGAAAGTGAAAAGTCTGTGTTAAAGGCAGAAACGTGGAATATACATAACACAGTTGCTGTTGGAAGCCATGGACTCAAAGACGAGATACCCTCTCTTATCAAATTACAATTTACTAATCTTGTTTTGGCATACGATGAAGATATTAAGCCAAAAGAGATCAGAAAACAAGTTGAAAGGCTGAAACACTATAAAAATATCTATGTTATACCTATGGACAATTTTTCTGCCAAGGAAGCACCGGTAGATCAGGGATTTACGGCTTGGCGTGAAGCATATGAAAATAAGAAAAGGGTGATATATTGATTCTGACAAATCATTTGAATTTGCCAGAACAAATTGTGAACGCCGTTAAAAAAGATGATTATAATAACAATGGTACTTATTCAGCAACCACGCTGTTGAAAGACCCAAAAGAGATTATACTATTTAATAGACACAAGGATGAAATTACAGAAGATGTTTCAGAACATGTATATTCACTGTTGGGAACATCTGTACACTATATATTGGAAAAGGCAGAAGAAGGAGAAAACCAGTTTAAAGAAGAAAGACTATATTATAAGTTTGGTGATGACACAATTTCTGGAAAATTTGACTTCTATGATATGGAAGAGGAAATGCTTGGTGACTATAAGGTAACAACCGTCTACAAGTATCTGTTAGGTGACAATGAACATTATAGATTCCAATTATTAACGTATGCGTACCTGTTGCGCAAGAACGGCTTTCCATGTAAAGGTGGAAGAATCTATCAAATCTTTCGTGATTGGCAGAGAAGCAAGGCAAAATTCGATAAGTCATATCCACAAAAGCCGGTAAATGTCATTACTTTTCGGTTTTATGACAAGGATTTTGCATATATAGAGAATGAAATTCAACAACGCCTTGCAAATATACACAAGTATGAAGATTTTGCAGATGATGAAATTCCCATTTGCAGCAAAGAAAACAGATGGGCAACTGATGATAAATTTGCTGTTATGAAAAAAGGCAGAAAGTCCGCTATGCGTGTTCTCAACAGTAAAGAAGAAGCGGAAGAGTGGATGAAAAACAATGGTGGCGAGTTTATTCAAGAGCGTCCAGCAGAAAGTAGAAAATGTGTAGATTATTGCAGTTGTTGTGAATTTTGCAACTTTTGGAGAGAGAACTATGGACAAGGATAGTTTTTGGTTTTACAATGCAGTCATTCGGTCTGTTGCAAAGCAAGCTAACATACCAATAGCAGAAGCGGCGCAGATGGTCAAGAGAAGTTTTCTAAAGAGAATGATATTTAAGAGTCCGTCGATTGTCAAAGAACCAGTAGATAGATGGGCTGCTGAAATCATCTATTTAAAATCGGAAAAAATTCTGTAAATTTTTCTTGACAAAACAATAACCCGTATGCTATACTAGAAATATGAAAGGTGTGGTCGTTGATGATCGACTGTCAACCAAGATACGATATCATATGGTCAGAATATAATGGCTATGAATATAAACAACTGACAAGTATTGTTGTCGAAATTCCAGATATTGATATAGACAGCTACTTTGTTGAAAGGGTAGAAATGGAGTGATGCCAAATGATCTGGTATCATCTTCATAGCGATATAAGCAACTGTGTTACCAATATTGATTCTATTACAAAGTTTGGACAATATGTTCAATATGCAAAAGAACTCGGTATGAAAGCCATGGCATTTGCAGAACATGGTAGCTGTATGGAATGGTATCATAAGAAACAAGCCATAGAAGCCGCTGGGATGCTGTATATCCATGGTGAAGAGTTCTATGTAACAGAATCACTAGATGATAAGATTCGTGACAACTACCACTTAATTCTCTTGGCGAAAAATCAAGACGGTTTTCGTGAGATCAATAAACTTGTTACAAAATCGTTTAACAGGCAAGATAATTCATTTTATTATGTTCCACGCATTACAATGGAAGATGTTTTTCATACGTCTGATAATATCATTATTACAACTGCCTGTTTGGGTGGCCCATTGTACAAAGGAACAGATGAAGTCAAAGGCCGTTTTATAGATTTTCTGTCCACTCATAAAGATCGCTGTTTCTTAGAGATTCAGCATCATAATGTAGATGAACAGAAGGAATATAACAAGTATCTTGTTAATCTTGGAAAGACGTATGGGCTCCGTTTGATTGCAGGCACAGACACACACGCATTAAATAAGGAGCACCTGTCTGGCCGAAAGAAGCTACAAGAGGCAAAAGGCGTTAGATTTGCCAACGAGGATAACTGGGATTTAGTTGCAAAAAGCTATGAAGAGCTTTGTAAAGCGTATAAACTACAAAATGCTATTCCAGAAAAGGATTGGCATACCGCAATAGAGAACACAGATTTGTTGTCTGAAATGGTTGAGCCGTTTCAGGTATCAACAGACTATAAATATCCAAAGCTCTATGAAAACGGCGAAGATATTCTAAAAAAGAAAATCAACGAGGGATTTGTAGAGCGTGGAATTGTAAGTTTACCCAACAGGAAAGAGTATATAGATAGAATCCATCATGAAATGGAGGCAATCGAGCACAATAAAGCGAGCGATTTCCTCTTGTTGGAAGAGGACTATAAAAAAGCTATGCGTCAAAAGGGAATTGGATGTGGTCCAAGCCGTGGCTCTGTTTCCGGTTCTTTAATATGTTATTTGCTTCATATTACTGATGTGGATAGTGTAAAATATAACCTGAATTTTGATCGTTTTATGAACACAGAAAGAGTTTCGCTCGCAGACGTGGACAGCGATTGGTCTCCAGACGAGAGAGATCAGGTTATCAAATATCTATATACAAAAGAAGGATTATATTGCGCCGATATTGTAACGTTTAACACGATTAAGTTAAAAGGCGCATTTACAGATATTGCTAGAGCATATGGACTAGACTTAAAAGAAGTCCGTGATGTGACTAGCAATCTTGAAGGAAACGAAGAAAAGTTCCGCAAGAAATATGCAGAAATATTCAAATATGTCGATCTTGTTGATGGCGTTATTGTATCTATGGGAAATCACCCATCAGCATGTATTGTATCGCCATTTCCATTAGATGATGAAGTTGGCTTAGTTTCTACATCTACCGATGAATATAGAATTAGCCAGCTCAATATGAAAGAAATTGATTCGCTGAATTTTGTTAAATTAGATGTTCTCAGGTAAATGGTCTTGCCTGAAAAGGGGTAATATGCTGGGAAAGGCTAAAACTTGTATGCACCTTATGTTGTTTGTATAAACATAAGTCGAAACAGTTACAAGATGTTACAATGTCTAATCAGCAGGCACGATAAGTTCCGCCTCAACGAGCGTGGGAATATCCCAATATATAGGAAGTAATGACTATATATCTCCCCCTTGAAAAAGGTGCGCTCTGAACTATTGTAGAAATACAATGACTGTGGCAGAAATGACCACGGTGCCATTTATGGCATAACAAGTTTGTAGAAAACGTTGGCATCATAAACAAAACTTGCGATTTAGTTGGAATTCCGAGATTAACTCCGGATAATATGGATTTTGACGACGAAAAAGTTTGGCAAAGCATTAGAGATGATACTGTGGGCATCTTCCAATGGGAGAGCAACAGCGCATCGCAGTATTTGAAGAATCTGTTTTCCAGCGAAACAATTCACAGAATTAGAAAGATCAATCCAAACTTTTCATATTTGAATTTACTTGCGGTTGGAAATGGTGCAATTAGACCGGCCGGTGAATCATATCGTGATAGACTTGCGGTTGGCGAGTTTAACGACAATGGGCACCCAGCATTGAATGATCTGCTGAAGAACACTAACGGATTCTTGGTATATCAAGAGCAGATTATAGCGTTTTTGCATCAATTTTGTGGATATTCTATGGGACAGGCGGATATTGTACGCCGTCACTTTTCAAAGAAAACTGGAACAGAGGATGACATTCCAAAAATCAAAGATGGTTTTATCAAGGCCATGAATGAGAAATATGGAACGACAAAAGAAGAAGCTGAACATCTTGTTGAAAAGTTTCTTCGTGTTATTGAAGATGCTTCTGATTATTTGTTTTCAGAAAATCACGCTTTACCTTATTCTATGATAGGATATGCGTGTGCATGGTTGCGATACTACTATCCTCTTGAATTCTGTGCAACCTATATGAACACCTATTACGACAATGAAGAAAAACTGAACAAGATATTGTCGTATATGAACAAACACGGAATCAAACTGGAACCGCCAAAGTTCAGAAAATCTATTGGAAAATATACATATGACAAGGAAACGAACATCATCTATAAGGGGATGCACTCTATCAAGTTCATTTCAGAAGATTGTGCAAATCAGCTATATGAACTTAGATCATTGGCGTTTCCAACGTTTACAGAATTTCTTGTCTATGTGGCCGAAAACACAAATGTGAATATTCGTCAGATTCGTGTTCTTGCAACAATAGATTTTTTTGAAGAATTTGGCAAAAATGCCAAACTTTTGGCTGTGATTGAAAAGTTTTCTGACCGATATTCTAAACAGCATACGGATAAGACAAAGGTAAAGAGAATTGCAGAGCTTATAGAGTTTGAAGAACTACAAAAGGATAGAAGATTACCGCTTGCTGAACAGATAGAATTAGAGTTAGATTACATTGGGCATATCTCTATTAGGATCGAAAACATCCCAAAAAGATATTTATATGTGATAGACGTTGATACAAAGTATACACCAAGAGCAACTTTGTATTGTTTAAATACAGGAAAAACATTAGAAATGAAAGTTGATAAAAAGAAGTTTACAAAGAATAAGATCAAAAAAGGGGATGTGATATATTGTAAGAAATATATGAAGAAGGAGAACTGGTCTAAATCAGATACTGGATTTGTGCGAAATGGTACATTTAGTGATTATCTGATGGACTGGGATATTACGAATGGTATATTTGGGCAGTAAGAAACGTCTGGCAAAGGATATTGTTCCAATTTTACAGCAGGAAATTGAAAACAATCATATTGATACGTTTATAGATTGCTTTTGTGGAGGCTGTAATATTGTTGATAAGATACAGTGCAATATGAAAGTTGCATCCGATATTCACCATGGGCTGATAGAGCTGATGAAACATGTTCAAAATCATCCAGAGGACATTCCAGAAGATATCACAGAGGATGAATATAACTATGTTCGAGACCATAAGACAGAGCTTCCAGAGTGGTATGTTGCTCTCGTTGGTTTCAATGCGAGTTATGCTGGAAAATACTTTGGTGGTTTTGGAAGAGATAAAGATAACAGACGGAGACCAAGAGCACAATCTGTATTAGATACGCTCAGAAAACAAGATTTGTCTAATATTTGGTTTGTTTGCTGTGATTATAAAACATACTCAAATGTTGAAGATTGTCTGATTTATTGTGATCCACCATACAGAAAAACGACTGGCTACAAACATGGGATTGACCATGAAGATTTTTACAACTGGTGCAGAAAAGTTTCACAGAAAAACAAGGTATTTATTAGTGAAAGAGAAATGCCGGATGATTTTAAAATTGTTTTGGAAAAAGAATTCAAACAAAGAATTCCTCAAGATGGCGTTACGACAAGAGTTGAAAGATTGTTTACACTATGATACTTACAATACTTCTTATGATGCCTGCACTCTTTCTGATGGCAATCATTTTTCTATTAATTTACTTGTCAAATTGTATACCAAAGCATGAGATTGCACCAGAAGAAGAATATGAGAGAGCTCGGGCAATTCTTAAAGCAGAAGAACCAACAGAAGAAACACGAATTGAAAATAAAAAGAAGAGAGAACAACTGCTAAAAGATAG